GGGTTTGGATAATATTTAAAGAGTTGATAAAGGAAGCTGATTAACGCGACCGCACCGTAGGCCCACGCTACCGTCGTCCATTTCTTATGCCGGGCCTCAGAGCTTAGATACTTACAGTCGTTTGTTCTTGCGTAGAATCCGTGGACGTAAAGGCAGGCATAGACAGCAACTGAGACAGTGGTTGCAACTGCGTCAAGCAGCCAATCGAATGTCGTTCTTCTTGGCCATGTCGGAAATATTGGATAACCAAACTCTATTGCAAATAAATACCAGCCGCGAAGAAGCACAAACACGAGCACTATTACAGTCAGTACGGCCACGGCGTAACCGATAAAAAGTTCTAGTAACGTCATTCGGTTTTGTCGTAAATCCCTATTCAACATCGGTGCTAAGACCCCCACAAAGCCGACGATAACGGCGCCTATAACTGTTATAATTTCGTTCATGGGTAAGCTCCATAAAGATTGTTAAAGGCCGCTCAGTGTTCCCGCACCGAGCGGTTTTAATTTTCAAGAAAAGAATAAATCCAATTCTCTCATCCTTCGATCTCTCAGGCCTTTCGTGACCACCGGATCATCCGGGTTGCAATACTTCGGCCACCACGTCCGGACATTCTCCCACTCGCCTCGGTTAATCATTCCGAATAACCTGTAGGTCCGGCACTTCGTCAGACCGAAGTTGTAGACAAAGCTCATTAGGGCAATGAACTGATTCTCGTTGATGTCGATATGGATAAGCGTTGCAAGCTCCTCCTGGGTGCGTTGGAGGTCTCGATCTAAAAGGTCGTAGGCTTCTCTCCGAGTAACGATGTCACCCTCGTGAACATTCCGGGCATGGCCGAATCCGATTGTCCAATGGCCCGTGGGGCACTTGTAGGCCATTGGCTCAAACCCTTCTTGTTCTGCTACAAACTCGGCGGCGATCTCAGGTGGGAACAGCATTAAATTTTGTTTTCTCATTTATGCTCCGCCTCCTCGTGCTTCTTATAGAGTTCGTGAATGAGTTTTGTATTGTTCTGAATAGCCTGCTCGTTAGCCCATATTCCCCGTTTGATATCGTCAAATATCACGTTGCGCTCGCAGTAATACCACCCTAGAAGGAAGCCGAAGCAGATTGCGATGGCGATAGCCGCTGACCTGCATAGGCGTATCGCCCATTCATTTAAAAAGACACTCATGATTTAGCTCCTAGCCTATTGTCTAAAAATTTTTTGATGTAATAAGCGATGATCCTGACGCCAAGGTAGGCAGCCATGAAAGAGATTCCGACTGCGGCCAACTCATTGACGCCGTAGCCTTCGAGGATCCAGAAAACCCCGATAGCAGTCACGCCTCCGGACAATGCCTCCCAGATTGCTTCAAGCGCAGAGAACTCAATCGGCTTCTCCTTGCGTTTTTCTCTCCAGTCGTCGACATACCGAAGTAGCCCAGCAATTAAACCGAGCCCACCAACGCAGGCAATGAGAGTATTTATAAGGTCTGTATGTTTAATCATGCGGATCCCCTATGGGCTCATAGCTCTCCAGCCTTAAACCGAAGAGGAGCCAAAAGACCGCCTGAAATACAGCAAAGTGGTAGGCGAATTCATTCTTGCAAGTAAGGGTTCTTGCCAGCCCTTCTATCTGCGGACATGCTCCTCTGCACATTGGAAGGACTAAACATTTTCTGCACTTTTCCCTTGTGCTCCAAGGCTTGAAGTGTTTGGAAAGATCGACCTTCTCTGGGGACAGAATATCCCCCACGCAGCCTTCTTCCGTGCAATGATCGTGGCAGGAAAGGAAGTCTCCTTTAAGGTTGACTGCCGCATTATTTTCCTGATTCATCATGCATTTGACCGCACGTTCGTCGAGTCTCTTTCTTTTGACTAAGGCTTTCAGCAAACGATCGCATTCACCAGTAAGTGCGGGGAACTTATCCCAGCCTTCCCGGGTTAAAGCCTTAAAGATGTTCTTCTGCAGTGCGAGCATCTGCTCATCAGTGAACATGAGCTCAGAGTCCTGAACTCCGACATGCGTCATAATGCCTTCAAAGTTCAAGTGGATATCTCCGAGTTTGACTTTAAAGAAATCGGCAATGGCGTCCACATCGGTGTTAGCGGGAGACAAGACGCAGTTGATTGAGCATGGCAGTTTAGAAAATGCCAGGCGCCACATGTCTACCATCTTCGGGTCGTCCAGCGGATCGACTCCACGCAGACGGTACCCCTGTCCATCGTGCGAGAACGTCAGACTTATCCCATAGGTTTCGCAAAAAGCGATTTTCTCTTCGTCGATTAGCGTGCCGTTGGTAATGATGGCAAAACGAACTTTCGGATAAAGTTTTCGTAGTTCCGGCACTAGCTTTTGCAGTGTTTTCCAATAGACAAAAGGCTCGCCGCCCCAAAGCTCAATGACGCCGTGAACTTTTATTCCTGAAGCTCTGAGCTTTTCGATAAATGCGGGAACGTCTTTAGGTGAAGACACCCAACGTTCATTTTCTCTATCGCTTTGAGCGCAGTACTTACAGCTCATGTTGCACTTTAGACCCAGCTGGATGCGCAGGTCCCAAAGGTCTTTACCTTTAGAGTTAGAGTAGCCGGGCTTTCCTTCCTGCTCCTTGAGCATGGCATAGGCTTTTAATCTCTCGTCCTCGGTCAGGTCAACGAGCTTTCCGTCCCCGTCGTAGACCTCATTTAGAACATTGTCATAGACCCAAGTTTCGTTTTTACCCTCGTGGGTTTTGCAGTGTAAAGCAAGCTTCATTGAAATAATTTCTCCATGGCGTGGTAAAGGGCAAATCTTTTCTTTGCGAAATAGCAATCGATGTCGTGGGTATTGGAGGTGTAGCAACCGCCTCTGCACTCATCTAAAGCTTTGCAGTTTTGACATTCGATGCTGTCGTAGAAACGTCTCGGCGAAAGCTGAGGAACGGCTTTAATCGGAATAACCTTCTTGAAAATATTCCCGGTAATGTTGGATGCGTCGTAATTGTGGTGACAGGCGTAGACGTTCCCATGCAGGTCAATGCTCAGCAGTTCGTCTCGTACGCACATGGGCCCTACACGGGACTTCACTTTGTTTCGATGGTAGAGAAGCTGGGAACACTGCCAAGCGGCCCATGGGTCACCGATACGTGCCATCTCAATGACAGTTTCCAAGTGCTTGCAGAAGACATCCACGTCCTCTCGTGTCATGTAGTAGTCACTGCGGCACCCGTCATTGGCTCGTAAGAAGTGCACTGCGACTTTCGGATAGCGACCGTATTTTTCCTGCAAGCTGTAAAAGAGGTCTCTTGCACCCCACATATCTGTTTGATAGTGGTGAATGAGCAATGAAATCGAAAACTCTTTCAATCGAAAAATACGGCTTAACTGCTCGTCGGTAAAGTTACCGTCGTGCCAAGAGACCACGGTGAAAATGTCCGGGTTGGCGTTTGCGTACTCGACGTAATCGCCAGTCAGAGAGCGTCCGTTTGTCGTAACGGTGGACTGTTCAGGTCTGGTACCCTCATTTTTAAGGGTACCATGCAGAGCCTTAATTCTCTCCCAATAGAGCATCGGCTCTCCACCCCAATAGGCGACCCGCTCTATGCGACTGCCCTTAAGGTAATCCGCCAATTTATGTGCGAATTCAACCGGGTCGGCCTTGTGATCTGCAGGTGACTTCTCATTGGTCTGGAGACAGTACCCGCACTTCATGTTGCAGGCGCTCCCGATCAAGAAGTTGACGTACTTAATCATCAGAGACCACCCGAACCGTAGCCTCGGCCCTCGAGGTGTAAAACCGATGGTTAATCTTGACTCGCATCGCTTCACCGTTCTGCAGCCCTAAGGCGCAGGCTCGGAAATGTCCCACTCCGTTTGTGACCGCAACGCGCTTATGAGGTGCGTAACCATCAACGGCCTCTACGATGTAACCGTCCCATGTCACGTCTGTTGCGACTTCGTGAGTCTTTCCGTCCTTAAGTGTAAGTGTGAAATCAACCCAGCCATCCGGCGCCACCGTCTCGGAAGAAGGAGTAAGACTGTACTCAAGATTCAGCCACTTGGAGGTGGTCCCGGTCATCACGTCGGCGGCTGTCCAAACTTCACCCAGGTCTTCAAGGTTGGTAATTACAGTCGTGTCTTCCGTGGTCGTAATAGAGCGGGCACATTCTGTCAGGGGCGCATTCGGGTCTCTAACCCAAAGATCAAAGGCCCACATCCCGCCCTCATGCCGAACGTATTCTGCTGTGTTTCGACAGTCGAAGTAGGTCAATGCTCCCTTGATGATTGCATGAAGTCGGTTATTGTTCAGCCAAGTGACAAAATGAGCTCCGGGAACCCAAAGTTTTTGGAATTCCGGTACTGTTTTATCGATGATAATCTCCGCAAGAATGCAATAGTCTTCACCATTGATTTGATAAAACCTATTCGCTTTTCCCGTGTAGCCTCTTTCACCAAGTTTCTGAGTTGTGGTCAGCTCTTCAATCGGAGATGCCGATGTATCTTCCGGTACCTCAAAAAAGATTTTTTTGTCCAGTACTCGAAAAGCCGCTCTAGTTTCATCTATTGCGATAGAAAAATGATCGTAAGGTAAGGTGCTTGTTACTACGTGTCGTTTATATCCCATGTCTTATCTCCTGGACCTACATTCCGTCATCCCCGCAGTCACAATTACTGGATTCGCAGTTCGTATAAATCGGTTTGTTTAGGTTTGAACAGTTCGGCCCGTGGCAGTTGCTTGTGATCGTGCACTTGTTGCACTTAACTTGACCGCACTGAACTTGAGTACATTGCACTTGGTAGCAATGAACGTTGTTGCATCTAGAGCACTGGGTGCAATAGGTACAATGCGTGCAGTAAGTGCAATGTCCCGTCTTCCAGTTGAGGTCGTTTTGTAACTGGCTCACCTTTGTCAGATTGGCCCAATAGCCGACGTCGTCCGTAAGCTGACTGACTTTAGTCAAAACGCTTTTCTTCCACAGCCCTATACCCTCAGTCAAATCAGAGAGTTTTGTCGGCAAGCCGCTTTTTCTAGCCACCGGGTGTCCCGTCGTTCCATCGTGAACTACAAGCGTCTTTTTGGTTGTATCGACTGTAATTTCTCGTTCCGCTCCGACAAAGGTCTCATGCTCAGTCGTTGTCCCTCCACGGAGCAAAATTGTTCTGGTTGTCATGAAAGTCTCCCGGGAACAAGGACATATCCATTCCCGAATTTGACAATGGCTTCTCTCTCTGCGATCGGACATACTGTCGGAGTATCCGCAGGCATTGCAATCGATGGAATGAACCAGCCACAATAATCGTGTTCCTCTGAGTACCTGCCTCTGACTCCGTTGTCTGCAAGAATGATTTTGTTCGGATCAAACTTACTATTAATACAGGCGCAGAGCTCATAATTTCTGCGTTTCGTCCTGAATATCAGCATCGGGTGATCGTCGGTAACCCGATTCTCTCCGCGACCCTTCATTTGAATTGCTCTTCTAGAGCCTAAGTGCCCATGGCTGACGCCTACTACCTTAACCGGCTTTCCCAGCCAATCGATGATTTCGTCACCGATCAGAATGTTGTGAACATCTATTAGGCCCTTGCTTGTCTCCAATTTTCCTGAGACAAAGCAACTGTCGTCTGTGCAATCGCAGTTGCACTTGGTGCAGTAGCTATAAACTGAGCACTGAATCGTCGTGCAGTTCACCGTCGTACAGTTGATAGTCGTGCAGTTTATGGTTGTACAGTTATGACAGTTGGAGCACTGTTGGCAATATGTACAGTGCGTGCAGTAGGTGCAATGCCCGGTGAGAAAGCCGCTGTCATTTTGCAGCTGACTGACTTTTGTCAGAGCACCGGACGCCCAAAAGCCTTTGTCGTTTGTAAGCTGAGATAGTTTGGTCAGCTCGTCTGAGCGCCAAACGCTTAAGTCGTCTACCAGCTGAGATAACTTTGTCGGTACCTCGGCCACGCGCGCCAAGAGGACACCTCCGGGCGTCTCACCATCATGAAGACGAATGGTGTGAAGATCATCGTCGATCGTGATTTCCTTGGGAGCGCCGGTGAAGACTGCACTATCTTCACTTGAGCCATGCTTCCATTGGATTACTTTTGCCATTTTTGCTTTACCTTTAAGAGCAGTGCGTACAGTGGCCGCAGTGTGTGCAGTAAGTACAGTGTCCTGCGATATAACCTTTGTCGTTTTGAAGCTGACTGAGCTTGGTTAACTCGGCCTGCTTGAGATATTGGACATCCGGTGTTAGCTGAGAAAGTTTTGTCAGGTTTCCGCTTGATCGGTAGACGTCGTTTTCCAACTGGTTTGTATTGGTAGGAACGTCCGACTCCTTTGCCAACTCGTGGCCGCCGGGTGTCGTACCATCGTGGACTCGGATTCGATTGTTCGTCGTATTGACAGTGATCTCCCGATCATGGCCGACAAAAAGCTCATGCTCTACAACCGTTCCTCCGCGAAACTGAATAATCTTCAGAGGCATTAGCTCAGCCCTCCCAAGTCAACGGTGTCAGGCATCGTGCCTGTCGCTCCAGTTAAACCTCGCGGGATTTTTAAAAGGAAACTCGGTGCTTCGTCCGTTCCGGTTTTTTCAACGGAAGGCTCTGAGTTCGCATCCAACATCTGTATCGAGATAGAGATTTCAGGTGTTGTTCCGGTATCTCCTTTACTTCCCGTATCCCCCTTGGGAATTCCGAAAGTAAAGACCGGAGCCTCGGATGTACCTGTCTTAGTAACGGTTGCTGATACACCTTCAGATAACGACGTAGCTTCGACGGAAATTTCCGGAGTCGGTCCGGTATCTCCCTTCGGCCCGACTAGTTCTCCCATGTTTTCCCAGTGAGCTTCTTCTGTATCGGTTGCTGCAACCCATGTATAGAGATTCATTCCGGCTAAGACAAGCTGACCAACAGTTCCCTCAGTAGGGAGACTTTCTGCATTCACTACCACAGCATCAGGTTGAATACCGTCTCCTTTATCACCCTTTTCGCCTTTAAAACTTCCTTGTTTCGGCGACAGAGTTGCCGTAGTTTCAGTAACGGCCGTAATCCCGAAGTAATCCCCTATCCGATTTACAACGTGGTCTCCGACCTTAATGTTGACAGATGGAGATATTGCTTCCTTAGGCACCGTCATTCCAGCGGAGGCCTCGGCCATGTATCGGAAAGAGAAGCCAGCTTCAGCATTGGACTGAAGAACCGTCTGCTTGATAGATTCCAAGTTTGTTGCAACAGAGGCCGCACTTTCCACTGCTTCTAAGTTCTCAGCTACAGTTTGAATTGCCTCAACCTTAGAGCTAAGCGCGGTGATATCGTCGGTAACTTGTGCGACTTTTTTAATGTTGCTGGGTTCAGAGGATAAGTCCTCTGCTACAGTCTTTACATCATCCAGGTTTGCGTTTACAGCCTTAACCTTTTCAATATTGTCTCCAACCGGGTGAATACAGTCATCAATATGGTCGGCAACTTTCTTGATATACCCGTCTTCAACTTTGGTCTCACCGTCAATATCCGTATCTGTAATTGATCCAAGGTCAAGTGTTTCTGTCTCAAACCCTCTTAAATCAGAACCGACTCTGTGAATTTCGTCGATATGATGCGTATTGGTCTGAAGGTCATCTATATGAGGGTACAGGGCGTCAACCTTCGCTCCGATGACCTCATTACGCGCAAGAATGGTTTCTGCCCTAGCAACGGCCGCGTCGATTGCCGCCTTGTGGATATCGATCAGGGCCTTGGTTTCCTGGATTTCCTGCCACGTGGAGGAGACGTATAAGCCCGTGGAGGTGACTTCGTTGTAGATCGCCTCGGCTCTTTGCGCGTAATCAGCCGCCTTATTGGCCACATCCAAAAGGTCAGTCATCACCTCTTGAGGTGTTTTCTCAGAAGTAATCGGAACAACCAAACAACGGCTTAAAGCCTCTTTGAGCTCCTGGCAAATAATGGTTAATTTGTCGTAGGCTTCGTTGAGCGACTTGGGTAAAAAACCATCGTGGTTTGTTAAAACTAACTGCTGGTCGATTGCGGTATCAGAGGTGATGGCTATCCTAGTTCCGACAGCAGGCGCCTCGGTAAAAGTGACAGAGCCTCCAGCACTTTCATCTTGATTGTCGTTTAACGCAACCGTGTAGTCCGCTCCGTAGGCAAGCGTAGTTTCTTCGCCTGTAACATCATCGCCTGAAGAGACTTTAACCACTATGTCGCCGGGGCGCACGGCCTTAAATGAGAACGGAAACTCTTTGAGTACTCCGTTCCCTGTCATCGGTCCAACTTTACGCGGAATATTTTGAACGGCCATGAGCAAGAATCCTTAATAGTTTTGAGGATTCTTGCACGCGCTTTTCCTCTCAATGCAACACCGCTATTTACCGGTGATCAGAGAAAAGTAAGAGTCAGATTTTCCGTCTTCAATTAGGTTGTAGCCCTTGATGGCTTTGTTAACCGGAGAGACGGGAATGCCGGCAAAGATACCGAAAGCGGATATGAAATTTCTCAGGGCAGATTCCGTGAACTCCTTGTCTTCAAAGAGAATCCCTTGAGCAGAATTTGCCGCTTTACCGAAGTCCACAATCTTTCGTAGACCTGTTGGTCCTCGATAGCCAAAGTCACTCATAGCCGAAGCAAACTCTCTAACACCGAAGATCATTCCTGTATTGAAACTACCGATAGATGCCGCCATTCCTTTTGCATGCTTCAACCAAAACTCGTCGTCATCGTCCTTGTCGTCTTCTTGTCCAAGGGCTTCTGCGGCAACCTCTCTCAAGACATATTCCATCAATGGCTGCATAACGCAGATCGTCATAATCTGAGCGGCCGCCTTCATTGTGCTTTCTGTCTTGCCTGACACGACCGCCAGGTTAAGGGCTGTATTAAAGAATGTATAGAAAACAGAGAAGAGCTTGGTCCACGGACCGCCTCTTTCGACGCCTGACAAGTCTCCTACTCTGCCGGAACCCTGAGAGTTCATAACAGCGCGGTCCGCTCGTGCAACCGCCTCCTCCTCTGAACACCCTTCGGCAAGTGCTTTCTGGTAGCCTCCGATCCAGGTTGGAATATCAACGATCATCTGCATGGCAGTCACCGGAACGTAGGCGGCAGACTGCAGCTTATCCATCAAAGTAGAGCCGCCGTTGATCTTGGAATAGATCTCGTTGATTTCCCGGAACTGAGTACGTGCTCTATCCTGCATCATGGTGGATTTTGCACACACCCAGGCGTTGGCGTTCTTGCCGTGCTTCAAAGCCTCAAGCTGTCCGCGAACTAACCACTTAGCACCAAGGTACGCGGCCGACTGCGTAAAGCCTACGACCTGAATAGCTGCCACGCCGAAGTTAAAGCCGATACCTGCCATTGACACGCCACGGCGCATAAAGTCTGCAAAAGAGTCATAAGGAGAACTTTTGTTCTTTTCGTTTTCTCTAAGGTCCGTCAACCAATTATCGATCGTCTTGTAAAACTCCGTGCCGTAGCGCTCGTGAATCGCCTTAGCAATCTCACCATTAGGGTTGAAAACCTTGCGCATATCGTTCACGTATTCGGCATAAGCGCAGAAGTACAACTGCTCGTTGAGGCCACTGAAAAGCGCCTGAGTTGTAAGAAGGAGCGGCTTATCAAACCTGCTGACACGACCCTGCAAGTGACCGTCAGAAACACCCTGATTTCCAAAGAGAGCTCCGGACATACTCTTGGAATCTGTCACAGCCTGAATCTTGGCGCCCGGAAGAGACGCCTGTCTGTCGTAGACAATCGGATAATAACCGCCTGTCATTACTCGGTTGCCGATCTTAAACTTTCGAGCCTCAACCCAAAGCGGAGTTCTTTCTCCCATGCGTTTAAGGACGGTTTCCTCTTCCGCCTTGGCCTCGTCGAATACCGCCCAAACACGCTCGGCGGCAGTAAAGAACCTGTCATCGAGTTGTTCGGCGAAAAACGCAGACATAAGCTGATCGGCTCTTGCGTAGGCAGAAGCTACGGAAACGGGATCCTTAGGAACAAAGCTACCGAGAATATCCACGTGGAAGTGGTGCTTGATGGTCGCGGCCAGCCGCTGGATGTTACCTGTATTTCCATAGTTCAGAAGCATGGTAAAGACATCCTGAGTCGTGAAATTAAACCCAGGGATTATCTTGCTGGCTTTCTTCTTGCCGCTTCTCAGATCCTTTTCAATCGGGGCCAGAGCCTTTGCAACCCTCTCAGTAAAGGAATGCTGTAATTCCGACCAGGTGTTGGCGCACTTGTCATAACCGTGGACGACTAAGCGGGACATCACGCCAGTGTAGGAGCCGTCAAGAACAGCCATTAACGCGGCAATGCGTGCATGAGAGAGCCCAAACTTAACGAGCTTATTTTTAATACGCTCGAAAGTTCCAACCCTTTCACGCCAATCTTTCTTTTCTCGACCGTGCTTGTCCGCATTGCTGATGATCTCTGAGGAACCCGCCTGCTGAACTGCTTCAAGCTCTGTCTTCTTGCCTGCCAGGGATACTTTCTGCTCATTCTTTCCGGCTTCTTCTAAGGTCGCCAAAAGGTTATTGAACTTCTTAAATCCGGCAGGAGTATTGAGGAATGCCGCGTCACCTCTCGTCACGGCTCGTATAGCTTCGTCATTGCCGCTGCTTAAGTCTTTGCCGAACTTATTGCCAAGCTCCGCGATCAGATCAGCAAAAAGTCTTTGCTCCGGATTGAGCTTCAAAGACTGCTCGGTAAAGACGCCCATGTTGGCAAGTGCTCTCTGAATTAACTCGTAAGTCTCCTGGTCAACAGAACGGTGCTTTGGCTTTTTGAAAATCTTGAACTTGTCATTCATTTTGTTTCTGAATGACAGCTCTTCTTTCGCAACTTGTGCCATCGTGCTTTGAACGATTTCACGACCTTTAGCTTTCAGCGCCTCTTCCACGTTGCCGTCTGCGAACGCCTTTCTGGATTCACGAGCCGCACGTCTTGCCGCATTGATATACGTCTGAGGCTTAATGCTCTGATAGTCCATTCCGCTTAACGCCTGCTCTGCAAGAGCTCGAACCTGGGCGTCCGTTGCCTCCTGCTGCATGGTCTTTGCAAGACGCGCCAGGGCCCTGAACTCAGCCCTGAGCATTTTGGCTCTAGCCTTGTTATAGATGGAGGTGTAGGCCACATCCTGCATTTTTGCCGCAGTTGCGATCTCGGGGTTCTCTTTCATGTAGCGATCAACAGCACGCTCATTGATAATGGCCTCGGGATCAAGGTTTTCAAGCAAGTCCGCCACCATAGAAACCTCGCTGTCATATCCGAGATTAACTGCGATCTCGTCAAGAGGAATTTGACTCGGGCGTTTTTGATCAACCGCCAGGTGTGCATCCCGAAGCTTCTTGATCTGTGTAGCCGTTGCGCCCATTTTCTTCAAAGCTTCAACCGTGATCTTGTACGTAATCTTTTTATCGCCGACCTTTACGCCGTTGCGGATTCTGTCCCAAGCCTGGTAGGTCCGGGTTTGCTTGAAAGCTTTCTCCTCCTCGTCTCGGATTATCTTGAGAAGACCCTGTGCATTGCGCTGTACGTCACGCATGGCGGCGCGCCGCATAGCGTTAATCTTGTCGGCCAAGCGTTTGTTACGTTCGATCTGCTCGGCTTCTGCCTCATTGATGACGTCCTGCATATCCTGGTGGTAGCTTGCAAACTCTTCCGGCGTCATCCCTGCTTCTTCAGCAGTTGAGAACATCGGCTGAAGATTCTGACGAAGTTTGGCCTCTCTGACCTGAGCTTCAGATAAGAACATGTGCGAGAACATTTCCTGCACGGATTCGTCAAACTGCGCACCTGGAATACCTGACAAGCAGATATAGATCTTCTTAAGCCACTCTTTGAAACGGGCAAAGATCGGAACTAAATCTTCCTTCGGTGCTTTGCCTTCCATAAGCCAAGCTTCAAAAGAGCGCGCAAATTTTTCATGCGCCTTTCTTCTCTGGTCGTGGCTCATAGACTCCCACTGGGCGATGTTCTTAATTCCTAAAAATTTCAAAACTCGTTCGCTTGTTTCTGCGAAGTGCTTCTCACCTGCTGTTTTTGCGCCGCGCTTCAGGAGATCAGAATAAAGTCTGAGCCAGGTTTCCAGGAAAGCATGGCCGCTTTCATGCAGAAGCGTAGAACGGTCAGCGTTCTTCCAACGGGCTATGAGATTCAGCGTCGGGTAGAAGTCACCCTTGGATGCTTGCGAAAAAGAACCATTGCGCAAACTTGCAAGCGCCTCTACTAAATCCATTGGACTTACAGATTCGCCGTGTGGTATCCTATCAGCGATGGATGTGGGTTGCTCTGCAATCCCGTCACCCGCCGCCAATGAGGCGAAAGCCTCGGCGGCATTTTCATACCCGTCCGCCTTAGCCGCTTCATTTAGCCACTTACTTCCGTTCTCAAAAGATGTCACTTCCACGGCTTCTATGGAATAAGCCTTGTTGGGGGTGTTTTTATCCTTGTGCTGCTTTAGCGTAATTTTCACGCCGTAAGTTTTACCTTCATGCTCAAAACCTGCAAAATATCTGGCGATGCCTTTCAGGTCAGGGCTCCGTCCTTTGTCCGGCTTAACCCAACCTTTTATAGCTTTTTGCATCAACTGCGGCACATTAGAAACCGCCAGGTAATGCAGTTCTCTTGAATCTGACTTGGACACCGCAGTGTTGCTTAGCATTTTTCCCTTGCTTCTGTTGGAAAAAAACGCCGTAGTTCCGTCACTAAGAGTAAATGAGGTCCCTACATAACTGTTTAGCCTTTGTTCGACCTCCTCTCTTCGTTTTGCAGAAATCTTAAAAGCCAACTCCCTCGTCCTAAGAATGAAAGCCTTAACTTTCTCAAGCCTGCCCCAGGATTGATTGAAGGCCTCGTTCGCCCACACATTCGGGTTCTTGCCTTGGACGGAAGTCAGGTTTCCCTGAGCGTCTCGCTGCACATCCGGCTCCCCGAAAATCCGTGTACCGACGGAATCCCATAGAGTCTTAGGACTGACCCCCAAGTCCTGCGCCATGGAACTAAACAGATTCTGATACAGAGCCTGGATGCTCAAGGCTTCCTCTTCGCTTCCTGTTGCCTTCAGCACGGACTCTCCGACAGTCTTACCAATTTCCGCAATCTCTGCGTTAAAGGCCTCATTCTGTTTGGCCTGTGCTTCCGCCAATTCGCGACGTGTAGCCTCGTCAACTTCTGCATCTTGTAGCTGAGCTTCAACCTCGGACGGAAGGTTTTCAAACGGCAGGAGACCTGCGATCTCAGGGTTGTCAGAGATCATCTGCAAAGCGGTTGCCGGCGGAAGTTCGATCACACCGCCTTGCTCTGCGGCTTTGTGCATGTTTTCCAAAAGTGCAGGATTATCGGCAATGGCCTTGTCAGCACCTGCTTCAAGCAGAGCCGCCGCGTTAGCAGTGATCGTGTTGACACCGGCTCGCTTATAGACATCCTCCACGTGCTGGAAGATCGTCTCTTTGCTCAGGCCGTTTTGCGCCATAGCTTCTGCAACCTTGACCAGTTCCCGAGAACGTTCAGCCGCTATAGCCGCTCGCTCTGCGGTTGCCTTGGTTTCAGCCCTCGCTTCCATAGCAGTGCTCGCCACTTCGAGCGGAGCCATCATGTGTTCACCCGCAACTTCAGCAAACACGTCGGCCCACGAAGTGATCTTGCCTTCAGCCGCAAGCTGACCTCCTGCTTCACCGGCGCCGCCTAATGCACCGCCTACGGGCATCTGCACTGCGAGATTCGCGAACCTGCGCTTGACCGGCTCCTCAGCCCATCGAGCCAGAAGTCGTTTAGGAAGCAAAACTTTAGAGGCCACTCCAAGAGACAATACATCTAAGGCGCCCACAGGCAGTGCGTGCGCAAGAGCTTTCTGTTCTGCCTGATCGATCCTCTTAGCGTCCAACTGCTGAGCGGCCTTTCTCGGATCGGAGAAGTCAACACCCGCGTCTTTGAGCTTCTCAGTTACGCCCGCCTGATAGTCGGTGATCACAGAGAACAATCCGGCAAGACCGGCCGCAGCCACAATAGGTGCACCGGAAGCCGCCGCAACACCGGCGCCTAGAATCTGCGGAAGCTGAGTGACAGTTGACTCAGGAATAATGTCAGCGAGCCACTGAAGAGTGTTCCCGTCCTTGATCGCGTTTAATGTTTCCAGGGGTCCTTCGGCCGCAGACACGTTTTTCGTAGTTTGAGAAACAGGGAACTGAGCATCCCTCCATTCGGTATATCTGGCGCGTTCAAGCTCACTTTCAAACTCTCTCTGAAGCTCCGGCAACTGACGTCTGCGCTTATCAAAGTCCCGCATTCCCAGGGCACCAAGCGGGTCTTCCTCAGAAGAGAAAACCTCCTGAGCGGTTTTACCCGATTCAAGTTCAGCCTGGATCGCGCTAATCTCGTCGATCTCTTTCTTTAATTCTGTAGCTTTATTAGCCGAAGAGAATAACTTACCTGTCGCCCGAGTCCAAGAGTTTTGAACGGAGTGCCAAAAAGAATCTCCGGGATCTCCGCCGTCACCTGCTGAAAGCTTCCAGGCGATACTTTCCAAGAGCCCCATGTTGCCGAGATTTTCTCTTACAACGTTGGCGTAGTTCGGCTCTCGCATTTTTTCAACAAGTAAAGGTGCATGCGCCTGAAGGCCTCCAATATTTGCCAGGTTTGTCAGTCGCTCGGCGTCCTCTTCAGGTGTGACAAGAGCGGCCTGCTGCGGAGTGACTCTTAGTTCACGCGCTTTATTCAAAAGCTCGGCGGACTGCTCAGGTGTACGTTTCCCAAGGTATGCCGACATCAGCCCTTCACGAGCGTTACTCTGGTCTTCCCATTGAAGCTGTTCTTTCAGTCCCATAATTAGTATCCTGTAATCGTGACGTTGCTAGGCCGAATCGTGGAAAATCCTTCTGCTAAATCTGGTGCGTCTCCGGAAAAGCGAATTGCGAAATACGCCCTCAGAAGCTCAGAACCGACAGGGTCTCTGCCTTTGTACGCACGGAACGTATCGCGAGCTTTCTTTGCTGTTGCCTCGTCCAGGGCTACCCCTCTCATATCTGTGACTGCATACCGGTTGAAGTAAATATCTCTGGCTGTGTTTAGAATTTCAAGATCGGAAGGCTCGTGGCCGTATCGAATGCGGGCTTGTTCTTGGGCGATAGAAGCCACATCGGTTTTTCCATCGTGCGGCAGACCACTGACTTTCGTTCCAAACAGAGATGTCAGCTTGCCGGGATCAGCACCGCCCATGTGGTTTGTCATGCGATTGACTGCGTCCTGCACTGCAAACTCAGAAATTATGGCTTTGCCGATGCTCTGACCTTCAAAGGTGATCGCTGTCTGAATGTTTTGAACCATATTCGCAAAGGCTACTTTGTCCTTTTTCTTGAGCTCCTGAGCCGCAGGAACAACCTCCAAGGCCTTCTCCACTGTTGCGCTCTTCGGAGCAAAATCGGGATTAGGTACACCCATCTGTGCGGCCATCTGGCCGTACTGGACCTTCTCTTGCTGTTCTCGTCCGTCGGCGCGAACACGAAACCATCGTGTGACAAGCGCTCGGTAGTCTTTCTCGGAATACTCGGAACGGAGACTCTTTAGCTCGTCCATAGAAACCGCGGCGAGGTCTTCGTCCTTGGAATATCTGAAAGCCGTGAGGGGGTTGGTAGTGTCTTCGCCCTTCCGAATCTTCTTGCCAGCGGCAACTACATCGAGCTGTTGTTTTCTTGTGAGAGACCCCCAGAGTTCACTCGGGATTGCAGAAACGTTTCCGCCGTTTTTGTAAAGAAGCTCGCTCACCTGAGCCATCTTTAAGACCTCTTGCTGTTGGTAAGCCTGCTTCCGACGGTTTTGTTCTGCCAGGGCACTGTTTAAAGACCGCTCTCGATAGCTCGGATCGGTTCTCGCTCTCGGGTCTCTGGCGCAGATAGCTTCGTCAATTTGCTGAGCGGTCATCCACATGCGCTCCCCTTTGTACGCTCTCGGATCGAACGAACCGATAGCTCTTCCGTCAGAATCTTTGAGGCCTAAAGACTCGTAAGTCTCCATAGCCTTCATGCTCTTGGAAACCTTTTCTCTGACGTTCTGGGGCATCTTGTCAAACCAAGAACCGGTGCCGTCGGTGGCCTCGGTTGCGGCTTTTTGTGCGGCCTTGACCTCACTCGGAGAAGAGAAGTAGGCGGCAAGCGCCATCTGCTCGTCACCTGCAAATTCACGAAGACAGTGATTCAGTACCCTAGTTCCGACCTGAAGGCTATAGGACTTGTCTTCCAATAACTTCTTGGGATCAACATTCTTATCAACTGCGTAAGCGTTTTCTAAGGAAACGTCAGAAGCACCGTACCTTGATTTGGGAGAATAATTCTGACCGTCGTGCATGATGCCGGAAGTGTCCGTCTGGAGCTTCCCTTGCCCTTCCATAACGCCGATTACAAATAATTCTGTTGCTGCTTCCTCTCCTTCAGGAATAGGCGTGTTGGTATTCAAACCGGCTTTAGCCATAATGGACTTCACTCTTTGACCGTCAGTCATCACGCTAAAGCCCTTATCAATCGAATTGATATAGTCCGTATTGCTTCTGATCTGACATTCGGCGATTGCGGCATTGATACCTTTTTTCAGCCGATTGATGTCAGATCCCAGCATGTCTTTCGCATGTTTGTTCAACAGGGCGCGGGCTTGATAGGCCACAGCAGGATTCACATCAGAATTTGCCATAACACCCTGGATGGCGTTGGTATAAAGACCTGATGTGTACTTCCTTCTATAATTCTCGCGCTGATCCTGAGGGATGCCCAGAAGATTCGCTAGCTTGTCAACATTCTCTAACAGTCTGGCTTCTCCGTCTTTCAACGCCTCAAGTTTGTACCCATTGGCAGAAGCCGCCTCCATCTCGTAGTCGATTGCAGAACCGTACACACCCTTCTGATACTCCATACCTTGAGTTGCTACGTGACTTGAGACCCCGCCGTAAACGCTTTGATATACGTTCATAGCGTGGCGGTTAAACAAGGAACGCTGGCGTCCGGTCAAACGTTCTCCGATGCTTTCACCGTATTGACGCATATCAGTGTCAACCCGTTCAACGAGACCTTTTCCCTCTGAGTCGGGCTCAAGAGCGTTGGCTTGCAGGAGCTTTCGCCAGCCGTTCTCTCCTGCCTCTAGGTCTGTAGCGTGCCGCCTTAAATCGGTTATCGCCTCGGTCACTCGGGCGTCGTCTTGCTCGGCCTGGATGCGATCAGCAAGGCGGTCAATTCGGAAGGAAGCTCTGTCTAATGCACCCATAAATCCAGAGTCGGGCGCCCTTGGAATATTCAGCGATGTCGGGTTGTAGCCGAACTGTCGTTCTCGGACATTGAACCCTTCGTACTTCGGCATGTTTGCCGATCCCCTCCGCGGCGCATAACCGCCGGCGGAAATATCCGTAATCTCTTTAGGCATCACGATCCTCCGAAATATTTATGCCAACGCTCGGCCACTAGGGTGCCTCTGTCCATCAGATTTCCCATAGCAAGCGACATACCTGCCTGGGCACCGTAGTCACCCATAATCCTCGCAACCGACCCTGCATTACTTGCTTGAATGCCTTGGGCCTTGTAGCCCCAGGCTGAACTGATAGCGTTAAGCTTGACAGTGTTCATATCCAGTTTTTTCATCACATCGGTAGAAGCAAGAACTTCGGCAGTGGATCCCGAACCGATTCTCACGCCGTTAGCTCCCATAGCAACCCGCTGCTGGGCTTTTACCAGACCGGCTTTGTACGTGAGCTGAGCCATCTGGTTCTCGCCCTGACGGTACGCAGACTCAGCAGACATCTGAGCCATTTGGCGATTGTTTTCCGCAATCTCTGCCTGCTTCTTTCCGACGTATTTAGCCGTCTTGCCTCCAAGGTAGGCCGCGTAGGCAGACCCGACAGCTTGGCCAACGGCCATGCCAAGACTTGCTCCTTGAAGCCCTTGGCCGATCGTCTCTTTAATCGACGAATCAGAAGGTGCTTGCGCAACAGGAACTGCCGTATCGGGAAGCCTATAGGCCTCCCCCTGGAAGCCTGTAGCCTGCGGTCCCATCGGTGCCGTTTCTAATAAACTCGGCATATTGAATTGGGAGGAGACAGACGCAAACGGATCGCTTCTCGACGTAATGCCGGTATGCGCAAAGTACAATTTCGGCTGTTGTAATTGATAGTTAAGCGCCATCTTTTCTCCTTAGTTCGCCAAATCGAAAGCAACGGACACGATCGTCAGCGGGAGCGGGTCAACCTGACGAATACAAATCTGCCCTGAATCGTTCCACTGGCAGTAAGTCATTACTGAAATTTCTTTATTCATCCAAGAAGGCGGGGAGCCGTAAGGCTCAGAGGTTCTTTGTTTGACTTCAACGAGGTGCTCGAAATCAGGCCCGACAAAAACTCCTGAGGATTTAACGACTCGGATAAAAGCATCATTGATATTCTTGGAGTGCCCGATACCGTAAGAGCCGTCATTTAGTTGAACCGCCGTCGGAAGAGTCTGAAAATCCGCAGTAATCGGAAGTCCTATAAAAACCTTAGTCGAAGGCTGACTGAGCTTAACCTTTCCGTTCGTGACCACTTGTTGAGGAAGTACGCACCCGTTGGCAAAGATTGAGACCTTCTGACCCTCAAGCCAAGAAAGGCCTGAGACCTCGCGTGTCTCGGCTCCTTCGTATGTTCCTCCGCAGTCAACGTGATAGGCGTTATCCAACGAGGGGCAGAATCGCTCATGCATCCTTTCGATGTAACGTACTACCGAGCCGTGGATAACCCGACGCATGCAAAGATAAACAATATCTTCTTGCCCTTCGACCACGGTCGTAACAGACTCAACGGCCCCATTAGTGAAGTCATGCCGGTGCCAGCCGCAGATGTTTTGCTCAGGCAGGTATGTGCATCCTAAAAGTGAGCCGTCGGACATAGCGCACCAAATAATCGAATCGGGTGCCTTGGCGAGCGCCCTATCCTTTACCGGATTGTTCTCAAAGAAGTGCTCCGAGCGAATTGAAATGTCTCCGGTGGAAAAACCTGAGGCCTGCCAGTTATAGCCGAGCTCTCTGACGTGACTGCCTCTTGCCGCAGCATAGACCATAGTTGAGTTCACTACCACGGGCTGAACCATCGAGGCGCCGATATTGGCCTGCACTTTGGCATCAATCGCGTCAGGCGCCAAACCTGCGCCTCCCCCGCCTGCCGAGATCCTATACTCAGTTGAATTTGTCAGTGCCACAAGCTGGGACAGCGGGATTAAGTGGATGATCTTAGAAGCTTCCTGTGCTGCTATCGTAAAGCGAATTCGATTGTCAGCTTTGGAAGGGATTGTGTAGCTCAGGTCCGATTCGGTCCCCGTGCGGGTCATCCAAACTGTTTGCGGGTTTTGTGACGTTCCGGCAAAAATACGTCTCTGCTCGAAATACGCTACTGCGCTGGGGTTTTTCCCGCCGCCTAGAACTTGATCATAACGAGGAGGCGTAATCCCCGAGTCCGCATCAAGGTTGTCGTCGACAAGCGACGTCTCTTCGGTCTCACCGATATAGCTGTACAAACCGCCCTTATTTTTGTAAACACGGTAGCGCTGAGCACCCGACACCGCTGACCATGTAATGGTAACGCCCGAGTTGCTCAGATAAAGGTTTCCTTGGCAGAACCCTACTGCACTCGGTTCGCTTTCCTGAATACCGTCTCCTGAATCTTTTACAGCCGTCACTTTGTATTTCAGCGTGTAACGCGCCTTCTCCCCGTCAGTGAGTTTTACCCCGTCTCCAGGTTCAACTGAGAAGATTACGGAAGTAATGACCGGAGACGCCAAGGGAGCGCTAAAGGATACATCCACGAGCCTCCAATCTGTTGCTCCGTAGCGTCTCAGCTCCTTCGGTGGATAGTTCGCATGAACGATTGTCATCACGTCCATCGATTGAACGTAATGGAGCTCGAACAGATCGCTGATTCCGTACGGAGTTGCAATTTCATAGGGCTGCCCGTTGGAGCCCATAAGAGTCTGCCCCATCGTGTGAAAGCGGATATATCCGGCGCCGAACTCTAGAACCATTGTCTGGTCGACAGTAAACATGAAGGGGATCAGACGACACGGTTTATCACTAAACTTTGCCGCCCGGACAAACTGAGTACCCGGTCGAAGCTCCACAGGTCCCTGAGGACGCACAATAAAGTTGCGGCATTTTGCCAAGCCTTGCGCATATTTAGGATCGTCAAAGCGACCGCACATAGAGGGCGAAAGCTCCCCGCTTGAAAATCCAACCTGAACCTTCTTGATCCCCATGTTTACCTCGCTTTAATCCATGAAGGAACAAAATGGATCATGTTCTGACGCTGAGCCGCGTCTTTTGTCTTGGCAACTGAGAGCGCAATCTGAAACTGTTTATAGAGGGACTGCGCCAGCGTCTGTCCCTCTTTACCCTTGACCCTAGCGCCGACCAACTGGTGCGCAAGGAAATACGACAGGGCTACAACAAAAGTCGGTGTAAATCTACTTACATCAACATTGGATGAGATGTACTCCACTGCTGCGCTGTTCACGTCTGCGTAAAGTTTCGCGTCTTTTACTTCAAAGTCCGCCTGTACTGGGTCGTGATCCGGGAACGAACCAACCCATCGGACGAAACGCCTGTCTATCAGTGCAACGCCGTAGTCCTTGACACTGATAATCCTCAGAGCGTCAGACGGAAGCTTGAACACTTTGCGCCACCCAAAACCTTCTTCATCTGAAAGCTCTGGTATCACTTTCCTCTTTGTTGCAAAGCTCCAATCATGCATATCAAGAAGAGCGCTTACGGCTGTTGGGTATAGCCTTGAGCAAAGCTCCGCCTGAGTGCTTTTTTCCGGCGCATTGATTGCAACCATATTGGCCGAATCTCCTAGGTAGGAGAGCGCCAAATTACAGATAGAGACGACATCGGCCATGATCTTTTCCTAAAAAGATGGGCGCAAACGAGGCGCCCACAAAAATCCCAAGGAGATATTTAATTAGTAGTTCTTACCAAGTTCGGGTGCCTGCTCAAAGCCCGGATTGTCCTGAACACCGGAAGTGATAAAGCCTTTGATAAGAGCGGTAGAAGCCGGAGTTGCTGTCGTCACAGACTCACCTTGTCCGGTCGTACCCATCTTGAAGTACGCCTGCAAGTAGCGTTTGTGGCGAACAGGCACGGGGATTGCCGCCATCATTCCTTCAAGACCTCCGGTAAGCGTGACACCGCCTGCACAATCTACGAACGTGCCGTCGACCGTATCGCACTCCTGAAGCGAGATGGTTACGTCGGCGCCGACTTTACCTGTAATCGCAAACACCGCGGTCGGACGTCCTTCGTCATAACCGGTTGTCGGGGAAGCCTGTTCGAAATCAATCGCGTACTTAGAGGCCTGACTTCCGGTGATTTTGTCGCCCTCGATTTCAGTGAACAACTCAAGATAATCAACAATCATGTCTTGCCTCCTTATGCTGTGACCTTTGTTTCGCCGAACTGAAGAGCGTCCACGCGGCGGAACGGAATACCATCAAACTTCGTCACCTTGCGGCCGCCGACTTCTTCAAGCGTGAGCTGAACGTTGCGAATATTGGTTCTCTGCAAGCGCAGGTAAGTTTCAACCGTGCGGTTGCAGTAGAAGGCGAAGCGGGCATCAGATAAAGACGGAATCTGTGCAATCGCTTTGATCAAGAGCTCGTAGAGGTTATGACCCTTCAAAGCCGCACCGGAAGAATCCTTAAGACTCGTCTCTCCTCCGTTAACGAGCGGCGGTTCGGCCAAGAGCATAGAGCGACTGATGTTCGCAATGCGAACGACATAGCGCCAGTCACGCAAAGTGAAGCCGACATCCCAAGAGAAGTGGGTCTTGTAGACACGGTACTCACCGCCTTTTTCGTCATAGGCTGGTTCCTCTCCAAGGTCTTCCTGCTTAAGACCGCACGGAGAGCCTTCCGGGTAAATGCAGTGCGCCGCGGCAGGCCCCCAGCCGACAAGCCAGATAGAGGTAAGGTCGTCACCTGTTCCGCCTGCATCAATGACATTTACGGCGTTTGCCGCTTTCTTCGGGTTCAGAGTGGAGTAGCGCGGTGCTAAACCGAGGAAACGTTCAGGATTCTTGCCCGTGTCGCCATAGAGCAGTGTGCGTTGGAACTCGTTGCTCAGCGCTTCAACAAACGGGTGCTCTTCGCTTGCTCTCCAAGACTCAAACTTGCCGTTCATTTCAACGAGCTTCTTGTCGACAACGGCAAATGCTTCGAGCATGCCGCAGGTATCAAATACGGAAGCAACGGTAGATTTAGAGGGTTGAACCCCGTAATTCAGCATTCTCCACGCCACGGTCGGAAGACCGGTACGGACAGTTGTTTTATGAGAAAACTTGTTGTTGCACTGCACCCAGCAGACATCAGCAATCATCTCATTTTGTGTATCCAAAACCTCACGGATGTCAATGAGATTGCCCTTTGGATCAAAGCGGTCAAGAACATCAGTAAGGTTCGGGTTGCGAGGCATTGGCTTAGTGATAGCCATCGTATTCTCCTTTATTCATCAGGGATCAGGTCAGACTTGGGGTAGCGGCGGCGCCTCTGAGGTGCCGTAGAAGCGTTGCCATAGACACCCTTATCCTGCTGCAAGGTCTTGCCAAGTCGATAAAAATGTCGAACAACTTCAGGATGGTTACCCAAGCCGGAAGCATTCAAAATAGTGCGAAGTTCCGGTGTGGCAAATTCCCGATAGCCGGAAATCGCCACAGCCTTGTTCGCCCCGAAATTCGCACCGCCGATTTCAGGGTCTTTTTCACAATCCAAGGCCCATTGCTCAGCCTTAGCTCGTAAATCGTTCATCATGTGTGCCTTGGCTGTCGGCACCATCGTTTCAAAAAGGGCTTGTGCTTTCTCTTGGGAAAGACCTACTTTTTTAGCCGCTTCTGAGAACTGCCGGACAGAGTCGGGGGAGTATTCGTTGCCGTCAACATCCTTGAAAGCTCCATAAGTTTCGGGGACATTGTCTGCCTCAGAAGTGCCTTCTTCCTGAGTAGTCTCGCCTTCTGCCGCATTCTCGCCGCTTCCCAGAAGTGTCTCGCCCATCAGGTTCTCTTGAGTGCTCTCTCCGACTCTCTCAGATAATTCTTGAGTGACCTGTGCACCGCCTACTGCTTCACCCGTGACGGGAGCTTCTTCTGTGGCGCCGGCGCCTCCGTCAGGAACTCCTTGGTTTTCCTCAACCATTGCTGTTCTCCTTCATCATTAACGTGTACTTCTCAGGACAAATCGACTCAATCTTTGACATCAGCCGATATCCCATATCCTTTTTTCCTTCAGCGTGTGCCATTGCTAAAGCCATGTAGTGCTCACGCGCCTTAACTTCCACGAAGGTCGTCTGCATAACGCCCGAAGAGGCCAGCAACCAATAGACAATTCGACGGCCGCTCGAGGTGGCCATGAGTTTTCGAAAGTCGTCTTTGAAAAGCTCTTCCCTTCCGACTTGCTCCTTGATGCGTTCTTCGCGTGAGGTCATCGAATCAAACTCCAAGCAAAGGCAAACAGAACCGAGACAATGCTCAGCAGGATCAGCCAACGGGCGGCAAAGAACCAGAGCGGAAATTTTTCACACATGTTCAGCATCAACTTTCTCGCGTGCCTTGATATAATTAACCTCATGGTCGATGCTCCTAAATGCTTAATCGACTACCGCCGCTGACCAGACCTCAGCGGCATTTTTATTTCGTTGTGTCAAACTCTAAAACAGCAACTTCTCTTCAATGCAACACCTGCATCAGTAGCCGGAGAATTGCCCGAAAATCTCACTTGAATCCGCTGATCTGAGCTCTCCTTGAATCGGCTGAATGTTCTGCTGAGCAGCACCCAGATTCTTAGCGATCGCCGAGGCTTGCTCTGCGTTTGCAAGCTGTTGGTCCTGAGCCTGAGCTTCAGCTCTTTGCTGACGGATAAGTGCAACTTGTTTGCCCGGAACGATCAAACGTGGATCAAGACCGAGAACGTCTGAGTAGTAATCCACCCAGTAGTCACCGTCGAATTTGTCGGCCATCTCGGGCTTGAAAGCGATAAGCTGTCCGAGGTTTTGAGTGAATCTGTCGACGGAATTTGTCGCTACAGCCTTCTGAGCCTGCGCAAGAATGGAGACAAACTCAACGTTCAAATCCACACCCTCAAGCTCCTGTGGGATAGGCGGAATGAGGCCTACTCGAACCAACCGGTCAAAGGTCATGGAGATCAACCGATCGTTGAGCTCAGCGTTCAGTCGTTCCAGAACAGGTCCGAGCATGAGCATTTTTTCCTCGTGCCGCTCAGCAATCTCAGTGGCTGTAGCTCTTTGAGAGGCCGGCATTCCCGTAATCATCAAGAAAATATCCTTGTAAAAGGCCTCATCAATGCGGCGCCGGGTGTCCTGAATATCCTGTACCAAATAATCCAAACGAAGATTGACCTCGTAGGCGGCTCGAATCGCCTGAACCTGCGCAACGTTGTCTGCGTAGATAACACCGCCCGGGACAAGATTTGCCTCCTGATTCCGCATATCGGCACTCGCGACAACGGCCGGGTCCGCCTGCAAAGCAATCGCTTTGGACTTGTAGAACTGTTCCTGCTGAAGCTGCCGCAGATCCCCTAGGGCTTCCATGCCGGGGCCTGTTCCGTAGATATCTCCGCCCGTTACGTTCCAGCGGGCGGCAAGAACAGGAAATTGGTTAAACCCTGACTCCCTGAGAACGCCGCCGTAAGTCTTATCTGCTGTTCTGCTCTCGAAATAAACCGAGCGGTAGGGCATGTTTTTCGCGTCTTTCGCAGAAATATCTCGATAATCCCGCGGTTCGATCGCGTTCACAACGTCAACCCATTCGTCGTACTCTCCTTTGTCGTAGAGCTTTCGAACTTCGGGAGACACATTCGCGTACCCGAACTCCGCAACAAGTGCTGAGACAGTCAGACGAAATTCTCGATAAAGCGTGTTGACGTTTCCTCGAGCATCCGTCGCCAAGGCAAACTCACCGATCGTCAGAGGCATGCAATGAATGACTGACTCAAAGTCATCGAGCAAAACAACCGCAGTGGTTCCGAAAGCTCCGAGCTCCTCGTAAGCCATTTGCAGCGCACGGTATGTATTGGACTGATTAAAGACCATCTGCATTAAAGTGGTGACCTTGCTTGACCACTCCTTGACCGCATAGGCCTCGTCCAGCTTGGGGTCCTTTGTCGTAAGCCGGAACCAAGGGCGTGCGGGAGAGGTCATACCTGCCATCATGCCGCCGGAAAGCGTTCTAAGCGCTCTTGTCCCGGAGTTGTCAAGAATCGCTCGGTGCCGTTTATCCCCCTTGTTGTTGTCTGTCACAAGGAAGCGCCCGGCCCTCGGCAGCAGAACTTCTGAAATCTCTTGCCAATGCGGCATCCAAGAGGAGCGCTCATCCTTTAGGGATTGCCAGCGGTGGGCGCATTGCTTGCGCAGACTCGTCTCCATATCAGCCTCCGAGAAGAGAAGGGATACCACCGAGGGCGAGTTGATCGCGGCCAACGCCTCTGGCGCCGGTCAGCATCGTTGAAGAGCTGTCACCGTTATCAGCCGCCCCGAGGATTGAGGCTACGTCTACCTCGTTTTGGTGGGCCTTGTTAAACTCCTGCTGTTGCTGGTTGAGCTGCTGAGCACTTGATTTAGCTTGCTGGTCCGCCGCCTTTTTCGTCGCTTTAGACTGCTGACGGCTGGAGTAAATGGACGCGCCCGCGGTCACAGCCGCCGTCACCGCGCCTACTACTGCTGCACCTGACATGATTCTTTCTCCTTTCTTGTTAAGAGCCTTTCGGGCTCATCTGTAAACTCTTCTTCTGCTTCCTCCACGGTCTTAGCGTTTGTCGCAAAAAGCATCGTGAAGGCCGAGTTTGTAAACGCGTATACGGCCGCCCTTCTCCCTGCGAATCCGTCAAGAACGTGATACCCCTTAAACTCCTTCGTTGTCGAACCATCGGTAAGCTGAAAGTGACCCGCACAGACGAGCTGAGTTGCGAGTTTTACCTTCAGCCCGACTGCGATACATCCTGCGGGTACGTAGATGGTTCTCGAATAAACGCCGGCGTGAAGGTGGTGCTCCGTCTTAATCTTAGGTTTTGGGTAGTTTTCAACCTCAGCGCATAACTTCTCAAATAACTCATTGACCTGAGGAGTAATCGGTCCCATGTTCTCAATTGCATTCATCACATTTGCACCAGTAAGCGTTATGGGTGTGGGTCATTCCGAGGCACTGGCAGAGCTTATCCAACGGTGTCTCAGGCGGCGCCATAAAAGAACACCCGGGAGCTCCGAGAGTCCATGCTGTTTGTTTGATCTCTTTAAGCAGGCGCAGGCCTGTACGCCCCTTACGCCAAGCTTTTCGAAGATAGAAGGACTCCACGGCCACGATCGGAAACGGGTAGTGCTGAGATTCGGCAACTAAAAGACCGACGGCGCCGACTACTTTTTTCTCGTCAAACGCCGCAATGCAATACAAAGACCCCGTGTATTCGAGTTTTCGATAGCGATCAAACTGAACCTGCGGATCCCCGATCGCTTTGTTTGCGGTTTCTGACGAATACTCATCAACGAGCTCTCGAAAACCCTCTGCGTGGAACAGCTCTTCAAATGTTGTGTGCCTTATCTCAATCATCCCCAACCTCTCTGATTCAAGCATCCGAAAGGGTCGAATTCTCTTCGGCCCGTGTTTTGTCTGCGCATCTTCAGCTCCCCGAGCGGGACGTACTCTTCGATCTTGAAGGCAAAGGTAAGCGCTAAGGCGTCTGCCGCATCCGGCGATCTGAGACCCCGCTTTTTCATTTCCTTCTTGGTTTCAAGCTTGACTTGTCCACCCGGGAGGATGTCGTATTCAGGCGCGATCAAATCCTCCACGAGGTCTCTGTCATTGGGTATCGTGCCGCCGTCGCTAAGCCATTGCTTCATGCGGCCCCACATTTCCTCTCGCTTGCGGGAGTAGGTCTGAGGATCATCGGCCTTTTCTCCAAACTGAACACCTCTGACGGGGTAGCCGTCATCCCTGAGCATGTCCTTAGGGCCCCCGCCTACTCCGCCCTCGTCGACAAAGATGTAGATACGGTCATCAGGAAACCCGAGTTTCTTTACGGATTCAAAATGAACTTTTACTTTGGCTACGAGGTCTGTGGTCGAGAGACCGTGGAAACGCTTTATTGGCAGATATCCCTTTCCTATCCGTGTGTAGATCACTGAATCGTCGTCACCGAAGCGCGCAACGTCTACGCCAATAATTGCGGCCGTCGCCGTGTTGTGATCTAACCTTCGGACGGTAGCTTCCTCTGCCGCATCCGTCGGGATAAACTGCATCGAGGAAACTGAGGGGAACTCTCCCCGGACACGCACCCTGAAAAAGTCAGAGTCTTCCCCGTACTCTTGCCTCCACTTTTCGATCTGCTCTTTGTTTGTGATCTCAACCGTGCGGGAGTCGATATTGCGCAGGTTCCAGTAAGCCTTTTTCTTGTAGTTGTTAAAGCAGGCGTGGAAAGTCCCGGAGGAGCGGGTTGGGTTGCCGAATAAAAACATCATGGGTTCGCCGTCAGTCAAACCGCCTTCAGCAACTTCGTAGACAGCCTCGGGGATGGCAGAGGCCTCGTCAAAAATGTAAAACGGAGTAGAGGACGCCGCATGCAGACCGGCAAAAGATTCGGCATTTTCTTCCTTGCAGGTAAGCGCGTCCACGCGCCAAGACTCGGGAGACTCTTTTGATTCTATGGAGGTGGCCTTAATTTCAAACATATCAGCCACTAAAGAACGCTTTAACCACTTGCGGATTTCAGCCCAAGTTTTCGTCTCCAGCTGGTTGGCCGTATTTGCAGTTACGACGCCTTTACAACCCGGACGCGTAGCCAATATCCAGCAAACGAGCCAAGCCGTGATACAACTCTTTCCGATGCCGTGACCGGAGGCGATCGCGTAGCGCAGAGGCTCCACCGCGTGGGCTCCGTCAAATTTTCTGACCCGGACCTCTTTTCCTATGTCTTCTAAAAGCTCGCAGGCCCAAGCGTCCGGCCCGTACTTAAATCTCGGATATTTCTTAGACCATGGCTCCTTAAGTCTTACCACTGACGTCTCAGGCGTCTCTCCCCAAGGGAAGGCCCAGAGAACAAAACGAAGAGGATCCGCGTAGCAACGCGCAAGCTCTTCGTTAAAAATTTCCTCAATCCTTTTGCTCATACTGACCCCGATTATTTTTCGGGAACAGTATGAGAGAACAAATTGCTCTCAATGCAACAGCTCTAAGCCTTGAGCTTCTTTCGGTACCGAGTCTCTACGTTTTCCCAAAAAGTTTGGCTGCCTCCGATAACTTCGGAAAGCTTTTTTGCATGCTGACTCGAAAGCTCTAACCTTCCTGACAGTAAAGAACAAAACTCCTTGTCACTAAATCCTAATGCTCCGCGAATAGCCCCGCGCTCGGCTAGTCCCGTCTCAATAGCATCTTGAATTACATCACCGGGAGAGGTGATCCATTCACCATCTTTAAACATCTGTCTTTCTTATTGTTTCGTCTGCTCGAACTCTTCTATCACCTCTTTGGAGTCCTTGATAAGCTCACCGAGGCAGAGAAGCAAATAGTTCATACCTTGACATCGGAGCTTGACGCTTTCTAAAGAGGTGCCATCGTCTATAGCTTCCTTTATGAGCCTTCTTACCGCGTCCTTCCGTGACTCGGGTGTTCCGTCTACCCAATCAACAGCGGCTCTATCTCCGGCAACTCCATGCTGCAAAGCTTCTGTAATCCTCTTTCTGAGTCCTAACGGCTGCTGAGCCATCAGCTCAATAACCTCTTCAGATGTAACACCTTTGACTTCTACCATTCGATTTCCTCCTCATCTTCTCTGAGCTTCATTCCGTATAAATAGTTGTATTTATGTGCCCCTAACTCAATCTTGAAACCCCTTTCCCTCAATCTCCGAGCGAGCCATGAGGAGCTCCGCTTGTCCGATCCGCACTCGCTTGCCCATAGCTTGAAATTGGAGTAAACATCTTTCATTGGAGTCTTTTGGTTTGCATCTACTTCTTCAAGATTTTCTTCTATCCACGTACCGACAACATCTTCCTCGCCTCTCCAAGTCTTTACGGCATTCTCGAGCCTCTTTGGGAGTTCTAGACCTTCTCGCCTATAACGCATGGCGCCCTCTACGACCCAATTTAGTATCCCCGGGGCCTCAGCCAAAAGTTTGTCCTTTAAATTCGGATCCTTCTTTACTTCCCTATCAGTATTGAAGTTCCTTGGAAATTCAATCAGTACCGGTCTTCGCCACAAACCCTCTCCGTCATCCTCGACCGACGGTAGGTGGTTTGTGCAAAGAAACATGGTCGCTGTCGGCTTGAACTCGACAGGGGCCTCGTACATGTTTCGAGCAACTAGTGTCTCGGTTCCCGCCAGGCGTTTGAGTGCCTCACTTTTCACCTTCGATTTTTCAGGCAGTTCTTCTGCGACCGCTATCCTCGCGCCTTTCATGCGCATAATCTCAGGCGTTGGGCCGCTAGTGTTGAACCGCTTCTCGGATAGGGAAACCAAAACTTCGGGACGAACTGCAACCCCTAAGGAACCAAAAACTTCAAGGAGAACAGACATCACGGTGGACTTGCCGTTGCAGCCGTAACCGTGAAGAAAAATAATCTTGTTCTCCTTGGGATCTCCCATTGCCGCATAACCCACAAGGCACTGAAAAAACTCGACGACATCTTCATATACTAAGCACTCGCTGAGTGTTTTCCTCCACAGTGGGCAGGTGCTCTGAGCGTCGTATCGAACTTTCGAAAACTTCGAGACCATTCGGCCCGGGTCGGGCTGTAGAAACGCGCCGTTTTCAAGATCGATGTCTCCGTTCGAAACTCCAAAGTACCTCGGCTTAGCGTCAAAGTCATCTGCTGTTACCGACTCGTCGACATTGAAACTCGGGAAAAGATTAACTACCTCGTTAAGGTATCTCATCGGACCTTTTTGGTAAGCCTCAAAAAGTTTAAGCCTGCCTTTCCGCTGTTCAGGAATTTTGCTTTCCTTGATATAGCTGATGTATTCGCCTTCAAGACATGGACGGACTATGCCGATCGCGTCCTGCCGATCGCATTCACACCAGTGACATCCTCTGAATCTCGCCCACTTATCCTTTGAAGATCGGTATTTTTTGAGAGTTGTTCTAAGGCGAAGGTAGACCCTTTCAGCAAGAACGCGGATGTAAACTTTCCTTTTGAAGTTTTCTGGATTATGGTTGTAGCTTGCGATGATGGTGCCGATCTTTACGCGTTTGTCGCTTTTTTCTTTGAAGCTGTTCCACTTCTTCTCGCAGTCTTCAAACCCGACATAGTTGCTCGCCTTGGAACTCCACTCGTCCCAAAGCTTCAGTGCCTCATAGTCTCCGTCGAAATGGTTATGTAAAGCCATACCGGCCTTGAGCCAATCCTCGTAACTGCTGACATCAAATTCAGAACCGAAAAGATACTCTTTGGCCTGCTCTACGGTAAGTTTACTCAGTGTCGATGAGTCGCCCCAGTCAATTTCGTCAAGCTCTTCCGAGTCCGAAGACATCTCTTCGCTTTTGCTTTGCTTCCGAACATAGCCCAGTCTCGTGCAGATCTCCTCAAAAGCAGCTTTAATCTTGCGAATCTGTTCACGAGTAATAACCGGAAGTTCAGCCGCAGGGCTTTCTATAAGCGATACCTCCGGCCATGTGTAGGGTTTATTTGTTTCCGGATGGATGTGGTAGGCACAAAACTGCTGACCCTTTCCTAAAAACTCCAGGCGCTGGCCAATCTCGTCCTCATCATCGAGGTCGCGGACATATTTAGCCGTTGCAATTTTACTAAGGCCGGCAACCTCTGCCCGGCATATCAGCGCAAACTTAGGGGCCTGACCGACGCGCTCGAAAAGCCTGTATTCAAAGTCAAGCTCCCTCTCCAGCCACTTACGCATCTCCGCGCTGACTGTGGGATCGGGTGCGTCTACGTCGATGCAGCATATTGGATTCTCGCCTAGCCCGCACAACACACCTACGCCACAGCTAGGGTCCCAGCCTTCGCACTGCTTTTTAGTTAAACCGCCTTCTCGATTCCAGTCCCTGTACCTCGGAGCTTTCTCGCCTGAGGTAACTGCGCAGACCTGATAGCCTAGATCAATGAGCTTAGGTCCGATTTCTCGAATATAAGATCCTGTCATTGGCGGGCACCTAACTTCTTCTCTATCTCAGCTAGCGACAGTGCTCGTTTCAGCTCGGCTTCGTAATACGTCTGGAGCTTCTCCAGCACTGCAAAACTAAAGGCGTTTTTCTTTCTTAAGACCTGATAGAACTGCTGAACTGAGACTTCTGCCTTCGCGGCAATATTCATCGGTGAACACCCTAGGGACAAGAGCTTCTCTACTAAAAGTTGAGAGTTCTTAAACCTCGTTTCCGACAATCTTCTATTCATTAGTCCTTCTCCGTTGCTCAAATATAGTTAAGTAATACTCACTTATTCTATACTTAATTTATAAAACCAAATACAAGACAATCAACTTAGACAATCAATTTAAATTTACTGCAATTTCTATTTAACTTTAGATATACTTTTAATGCAGTTAAGGTTAAATTAACCATCTCAAATTAAATAGGTGAAATCATGGAATTTGACGGCTTGAAAATAAAAGAGATAGCCGAGAAAAAGGGGCTGTCCATGTACGCTTTAGCTAAGGGAACTGGGCTCACCCAGGCAACTCTTAGCAAAATTGTTAATAGCAAGATTGGAAAACCCAGAGAGAAGACGCTGGTCGCTATAGCGGATTTTCTAGATATTGACCCCTCAGAAATAGGAGGTAGCCGAGTTAGGGCAACAGTCGAAAAAGGGCCCTCCGTCCCCGTATACTCCCCTCGAGAACTGGCTAATTTCATTTCTGGAAAAAAGACAACTGAACCTCTTCATCTCATCACTTATCCTTTTTCGGAAACAGAGGATGCAGACGACGCTCTGGTATCCGAGTACAACGATCTAGTATCCTCAGAGATTCTCTGCCTGAAAGTTATAGGAAATTCTTCCTATCCCCTTTACCGAGACGGAGATTTTGTTTTTATCAAAACAAGCGAATGGGAAGAGATAGCCACTAGCTACTACAACGATTGCATTGCAGTGTGCATTCTTAAAAATGAAAACGGAGAAGAGTTTGCTGCTATTAGAAAAATAATCGTGGACGAAAGCGACCGCGGGGCAATCTGGGCAAAACCAATTAATCCAGACTACCCAGATCAAACCATATATCGGAATCCCAAAACTGTTGGAACGATCCTTTGTTTTATCGGAAAACCCAGATCATAACCATCTAGTCCAGCCCTTGTAACTTCCTCCGAGCCGCGAGAATAGCCGCGGCTCTTTTGTCAGTCACATCAACAGAAATCTTCTCGCCGTAACGATCCGGCGCCCACTTCTTGAGAAGCTCCACTCGGCTGTAAAAAGCAAGCTTTCGAGCGTAAGTATTGTCGCCCTTTTTGCGGACGACTACTTTCCCGCCGTCGGCGAGTGTTGTCTCCGCAACCTCCTCGGTATCCATCGGAGTTGAGGCAATCAGAAGCGCTTCGTCGGCTAAAGCGTCCATGCCGAGAGATCTTGCTTCGTCATACTTGGCGGCGAACGCAGGGTCTTTTTTCTTGCGGCGGTTGATATCCGAATACGTAAGACCTGCAAGGTCCAGCCACACGCGAATAATTCCGCCCTGCATCAGAAAAGCGAACAAGTGCTCGTCCCGCTCTGGAGACCACTTGGTACCATCAGGCACCTCAGGTACCGGCGTGACAGGTTTGGTGTACAAGGGCTTAACTTTTTCGCTTAAGGCGCACCGCTGCTCCCAAGTAGCTCGGTTGTTTTTAGGCGGTTTTTTAGCGCCGGCGATGTGGTTGACAGCCTGTTCTACTGTCTTTGGTGTGTAGCGCGGATCGGGCTTGCCCTGCGGGTAAAGCGCCTCAAGCTTTTCCTGTGCAGTTTTGCGTACCATACTCGCTCCTTAACCATCTTGCCGCGGGCTGACCTCTGCTGGTTCCGTTAACCCAGCGGGAAACCGTAGACTTAGAAACTTCCATCTTGCGTGCAATCTGAGACAAGCTCAAACCCTGTTCACGCAGCCACAGGGTAAGCTCAACTTCACGGTCCGTGAATTTTGCACGCGGATGCTCTTGCCCGATTCTCCGGCCGGAAGAATTCAGCGCAATCCAACGATGCAGTTTCATATTTCGTCACCATCAAGCCAATGTCTCAGTTTGAGAAAAGTATAGATCAAGTTTGCCCTCGGAACCACTCTAAAACGAAAATCCTGAGCCTCTGAACGATTTATTTTTCTTTGTTGAGTCTTTTATCGTCCGAAGAGTAAAGTCGCTCAAAGAGCCGATTTGATGCCGAAAAATGGATCTTTGAAAATTCATAATTTTTCTGAAAACAATTTTTGAAAAATGCTGATTTTTTTCAAAATGATTTTTTCCTGCGTTTACCGGTCGCAGGATGTCCCCCGGCGAGCGCGAAGGAAATTGGGACCCACCCCCGTCCGGCGAAAATTTTGAGGTGACCGCGATTTCGATCACCCCCAGAAAATAGGCGAAAAGCCCGACTTGTTCAACATAACCTCTATTATGTTGAGTAGAAAAATCAATGAGTTAGATAGGATACCCCCTCGTGCGCGCGATCAAAACAGCGCCCCGGCGCCGAGTTGTGTAGAACTTTCAAGGGTTAGCAGCTGGAAACCTTTACGGCTTTTAAGGCGTATCCGACTTGTCCGGCTTTTACTTAGCTAACCCGGCGGTCGCTCCCTGCTTCCAAGTATGTAAATCCGCAAAAATTGACGGATTAGGCCCTCGGTGGAAATAGTGGAAAAAAAAGGGCTTTTCACTAACTTCTTATATGTTTTATTTCTACTTCTAATTTATTCTCTTTTTTACATACACGAGATTTAGTAAAAATAGATATAAATTTCCACTTTCCACCCAAAAAATAAAAGCCTAAACACGTAAAAACTTACGAACTCGCAGGGTTTAACGTGTTCAGGCCTAAATCCGCAAAAATCAACGCTATCTGATATTAGTGTGAATCCGCAAAAATCAACTTGTTTAATCCTCGCTGCCTAATCTTTTATAGGCAATTTTTCGCGGATTCATTCAATCGGCCCAATTCTGGGCGTCCTGATCGGCGAAAGTCTAATAAGTATTTTCCCTAACTACAACTCTTTTACTTAATTTTAATGCTTACCTTTATTGTCGTTAGGTTAATTAAGTGCTATATTTCAACTCATAGAAATTAAGTATATTGCTTTAATTTCTCTTTAATAAGTTAATTATCGAGGTATTCAAATATGACAACAAACTTCACATCTAACACATATCCCGCCTACTTGGCTCTTACAGTCCTTCAAAAGATCATTGATGGTCAGGCCCTCCCGGAAGCACCGTTATCGGTTGAAATCTGTAAACCGCTGGAAACTCCAGACGACGAAATTAACTCTTTCTTGTCTGACATCCGTGCTGCCTACAATGTTTTAAATAACCTTGAAGAAGCCGCCCGCTGTTTCGCTGTTTATCAGTGTGCTCCGGCTTGCTTGAATATCGAGCGCCTGGATCTTGTTAGAGACTTGTATCGCTTCTTATCTGATTCCGATGTTTCTAAACTCATTGACTATGCACTTGGAGATATCGACCACGCCGAAAAGGGAGACACGTTAGACCTTTTCACCTTCGACGAAACTCAGGCGCTCATTACTGATTTAGTTAATCCCTTTATTGACCCGCTCGATATCAAAAAATACTTTGACGAGGATGGAAAGAATTGCGGTGCCTTTTTATTAGTTGAGGCTGGCGGTCCTACTTTATACGTCCACTGGTTAGATGAGGTTGGCGCCTATGTTACTGCCAGCGGTCGCACTACGAGCGGCAGCGAAACCCGTCGTCTTGGTCTTGAGGACCTCGAGATTATCAATGAGCTCTATTTTGCCGGTGAGCTCAATATTTAATAGGAGCGGGACCATGGAATACAGATATTATGCTCAGGCCTCTGTAAAACGCACATTCAAGGGCCTCACGGTTATCGCCGAAGCTTTCAATGAAATCGAACCGGCTGACACAATGGACGGTGACGATCCCGCGGTTTTTACCTCTTACTCCCTTGAGTATCAGGATCAGGACGGCAACGCTATCGCCGAATATAACAACGCCGGTTTTATTTGGTTTTGGCATGACCCGAAAACAGGTGAGTTACTGATAGATGCCTCAGAAGGTGACTCCGAACTCACAGACTTGGAAGGGAACCCGATAGAAGCCGAAGGCCTTGCACGTATTAAGTCGCTTGTCGGCAGTGAAGTTGCTTTATCTCATTTAGTGGGAGCCGCCGAGCGTGCACTATTCAAGAATAAAAAGCTTGTCAATTTGGCGGAAGCCGCTTTGAAAGACTTTGAAGCCGAATTAAAAGAGGAGGCCGCAGCATGCTAACAGTTAAATTACTCGCGGCCATTAATAAAGCTACGGGATCCGATGATCGTCTCAAAGGGATGTATATCGACATTAGCAAGGGTTTTTGTTACGTATCTGACCGCGTTTTACTGGTTAGGGTCGCCATAAATGGCAAATGTAGTAAGTCTAAAAAGGCCTTTAGGTTCGTTCCGCTTGAGTATTTGAAAGAGATTGCCAAGAAAGAAAAGCCCAGTACTGTTCTTGAGTTTGATGCAAAGAATAACCAGCTCATCGCCGGCGCCTCTCGGTTCAATATGTATGCCCCTGATCCTAGACTCCCGGAATCCTTCTTTGCTTCCATTGAAAAGTTTCTTACTCCGAGTGAAAAAGATCAGGAATTCGGATTCTATGCACCCCAATACCTGAATTTAATCGAGTCAATATTAAAAGTAGCCGGCGCCGGTTCATTGAATCGAATAAGTAACAACATAAAAATCGACTGGGTTGCAATTCCAGGCGGCCGCCGTGGTCCGTTGGTTATAGATACAGCCTCGCACGGGATAACGGCGGCGCTTATGCCCATGGCTGTTTAGGAGGATCGGACATGTTAGATGATTTCACTGTCGGTAAATACCGCTACGAGGTTTACAGCACTGGGCGCCTGATTACTTGGCTGCGTATTGACACCGAAAATACAGCGGCTCCGATTGAATCCAGGTGCCTAAAACCAACCGCCCGGCGCCGTGAAGTGATAGCTGCTTTTAACGCCTAGGCAGCACCGGAGGACACCGGCCGCCTCCTTAAATCCGGGCCGGGTTCTATAAGTTCATTCTCTCGAGTGGATTTATAAAACAAAGTTTTTAGACCTTTGGGACGATCCCCAAACAGAAATAAGGACGCATCCGGATAAAACCCCGGGCGCGTCCTTTTTCGTTTTTAGGACAAGCGAAAAATGGTTTTTAGAAGGATTGAAATTAGGGCGGTAAGGGCTCCGGAAGCCTTAGACGGTATCAAGGCCTCAGCCAAGTATATCGCTCGTTTAACGATCGATAACAAGCCGGCTCCGGTTGTCTCGTTTATTTATTTTGATTCGAGCTTTTCCGGCTGTCCCTTGATTACTCAGGTTGACGATTTTTCCCGCGCGCTGGTGTATCGCGTCCTGGTGGCGGGCTCAATCCGTGAGGCCCTTCGCACTGCTGCCAAGCAATTAGACAGCGGGAAAGAAAAGATCAAATTTACCGCCCGGGTGGATTTAACCAGACGCCTGAAGTTCCTTAGTCCCGGTTCCCCGATGGTTCAAATATTAAAGGAATCAGTAAATCCGGAAGTTTTTCCGGTTCCTATTGAGCAGTAATCCGATTTTTTAACCCGTAAAAAGGAGATTGATTTATGAGCATTGAGAGCTACATATCAGCATTAACTTTATCGATTCAAGAGAATACCCGGGTGACGGGTGAACTTGTAAATCTACTGAAAGAGCGCCAAGGAAAACCGGAAAAAGATTCCTCCGAGCCTGTACAAAAGGCCCAAAAGAAACCTGCTTCCGGCGTCAAGGCTGGACTAGGCGAAAAAACTGAAACGCCCCCACACGCGGATGCGCCTGAGGCTGATGTTAATTCGACGGTCACCGAGCCTGAGCCAAAGAAGGAAGAAAAAGCTCCGGAAGTGTTTGACGCTGACGCTGAAAAAGCTGAGAGAAGCCGCATTTGTCAGGCCCTCTTTGGGGTGTTTCGAGGTCGGATTGGGGCCTCTGAAGCCAAGACCAAGACAGCTGAAGTCCGCAACGCCTTCTTGGGTCATCCCTTCCAGGCAACAGACCCTATGGACCATGAGCAGCACGTGAAATTCATGGCTTACATGAACATAGCAATTGAGGGAGCAAAATGAGCATCGAAATCATCCCCGTGACCGAAGTCTCCGAGCAACGCGGCCACTCCGTTTTTCCTCCTTCAGGCGCTACCCGCTGGATGTCCTGCAAGGCTTCTCCCACGATGTCTAAGCTCCATGGCGTCTACAAGAGCTCCGAGTATGCCGAAGAAGGCACGCGCGCTCACTCCGTGGCTGAGCAGTGCGCACTTCTCCTTCTAAGAGACAAGATGCCGATACCCGACATCCTCGCCAAGATTGAGGACCCCGATCTCGTTGATTGTATGCGTCCGTATCTCGAAGAGATTGAAGGCACGTATTTCGAAGAACCTGATTCCTGGATGGTGGAAGGCCGCGTTGACCTTTCTCCAATCTACGGAGTCCAAAATCAATATGGTTACGCAGACTGCATTCTTGCCGTAAACGACGAACTGCATGTTTTCGACTACAAGCATGGTATCGGCAATTCTGTATCCCCGGTGCAGAACAAGCAGCTGATGATTTACGCCTGGGCTGTGTTGCAAAACCCCAAGGCCTCTCATATCAATTTGATCACTCTCCACATCGTTCAGCCGAGAGCAATCGGAGAACCTGCTGCTAAGTCTTGGACCTGTAGCCGTGAAGAGCTTAAAAAATTCGGCGTTGAAGTTCTTCTAGCTGTGTCTGAGTGTCAGAAATACATTGAAGCCGGCGAAGCACCCGAGGAAGCATTCAACCCTTCGGACGCTAACTGTCAGTGGTGTCCTGCGCATAACGCCTGCACAGGGCGAGTTCGTCAGGTTTCAGCCGCGTTGAGGCTCCCGACGTCTCTGCCCTCTCCGAAAGACGCAACCCCGGATCAGTTATCTGCGATTTTGAAGTTCAGAAAACTCGTCACCGATTGGTTCTCTGATGTTGAGGACGAAGCCTATACGCGCATCAGCCTTGGAGAAACAGTACCGCTTTACAAGATCGTTAGAGGCAACCGAGGCATCCGCCGCTGGAAAGACAAGAAGCAAGCAGAAGAAGTGATCCGATCCATGCGCATTCCTGTTGATTTCGCCTACAAGAAGGACCTTATCAGCCCTACAAGAGCGGAAGAACTTAATCGAAAAGTGAAGCGTGAGGACGGAAAGCCTGTTATCGGTGATCGCCAGTGGAAGGCCCTTGAGGACTTAATTACTCAAAACGAAGGGAAGCCCACTCTAGTAAGCATTGAAGACAAGCGACCGGCGATGGTTTTCAGTCAAGTAACCGAAGAGGATTTCAATGACCTCGCAGAAGAAGGACCCGGTGAAGCAGCTTCCGGAAAACCTGTGTAGGAACCCGCTTCCACCCATCGCTCGGATCATTTTGAAAAAGGCCGCGTCCATTGACCCTGAGGCTCCGGTAGGGGTTTCTAAGGCTCGAACGGAAGCGCTGGACGAGGCTATACGAGAAGTAAAAAGACGCTTTCATCAATATTTTAGGAATTAAAAATGCAAGATAACCATCAAAAAGCAACGTACGGCCGACTTAAAGCCAACCCTAGCATTCTTTTCTTAAAAGGTGTCCGCGTAGGACCCTTTGCAGCTCTCTACCGTCCCGCGCCTAATCTTTCTGGTAAAGACCAATACTCGGCCACCTGCATTATTTCTAAAGAACAACTCGATTTTCTTGAAACAGAAATGCAACGTGCCGCGAAGGCTCTATGGAAGGACAGAGCCCAAGAGATTTACATGAACCTTAAGCCAGACTTCAAGGCCGCCAGGGTTCGCGAGGATAAGTATCTTGGGGAGTTTCCGGGTGTCAAAGTTACTCGAAACACAAAAACGGAAAAAGGAAAACCGATCCCTGCTCCGATTCTTAAGCAAAGGCTTACCAAAGGACAGCCGCAGAAACTATGTGTAGAAGGCGAACCCGGGTCTATTTACGACGGTTGTTATGTCACTTTGATTCTTGAACCTAAAGCTTACGAATACAAGGGAACTAAAGGGGTGAAATTTGATTTCAGAGGGATGGCTTTTGAAAAAGACGGTGAACCGCTCCTCGGCGGAAGAGGCGTGTCAGATTCCGATTTAGATGATCTCGCGGACGACCCTGAAGAAGATCAAGAAGACGATGGGCTTGCTTGGTAACAGCTCTGCCTCCTCTTAAACGGAGGAGGTGCTTTAAACTAGGGCTTGAGTAAGTTTTTCGAGCCCTGGTTTAAGGCAAGACGCGTCAAAACCGAACAATCGGCCTCGTCCCGGGTTGTCATGACCTGAATACCGCGAGATACCAAAGGTCTTCCGTAGAAGCGCCTGCGCGTCAAGCCTCCTAGTTACCAGTGAGCTTGAAACATGAAAATCAAAGAGAAAACTTACTTCATGGACCTCGAAACATACTCCGAGGTTCCAATCCAGCACGGCACCCACGCCTACGCAGCGCACCCAAGCGCCCGCATTCTGCTTTGGGCGTATGCGTTAAACGACAGCCCCGTTAAGGTTTGGGACACCGATAAAGAGCCGGAGATGCCGACAGACCTGAAGATCGCTATTCAGGACATCTGCTCATACGGCGCTCGTCACGTTTGGGTCAACGGTGTGATGTTTGATACCGTTTTCCTGCACTACCGCGGCTTTGATCTTCCTCTTATTAAATGTGATGACGTCCGTGTTATTGCATATCAGCACGGCCTCCCCGGCGGTTTAGATGAGCTCTGCTCCATTTTCAAGCTCCCCGTGGACATCGCCAAAGACAAAGACGGTGCCCGCCTCATTCAGAAGTTCTGCGTGCCTAAATACAAAGACGGCGTTCGCAACTGGCGCATGAAAGAAGAGGATGCGCCCGAGGATTGGGGCCGCTTCGTTGAATACTGCCGTCGCGACGTCTCTTCCATGCGGGAGATCTATAAAAAATTCCCGGGCTTTAACCAAACGGAAGAAGAAAAATGCTTCCAAATGCTGGATGCTCGGATCAATCGCCGAGGAATGCACGTCGATTTGGACTTAGTACAAGCCGCAATCAAGTTGGCCAATGAAAGTAAAGAAGATATCGACAGGTCAATCCAAGAGAAAACCAACGGATGTGTCAATACCGCAGGTCAGCGCAAGGCCATTATCGACTACATCAAAGAAGAATTCGGTGTTGATATTGAAAGCCTGCGAGCTGCTGATATTGAGCGGTACTTAGAGGATCCAGAGTTTCCTGAAGGCGCCAAGGATATCCTGCGGGAGCGTTTGCGGGGCGCCAGGACTAGTAAAGCCAAGTATCAGGTGGTTGAAAACTGTCAGGTGGAAGGTCGTCTTAAAGGGTGCCTTCAGTTCCGAGGTGCAGCCAGAACCGGTCGAGTTTCCGGCGCCAAGTTCCAACCTCAGAACCTGCCTCGTCCAACAAAAGGCTACAAGGAGATCGAAGCAGCAATCGAAGGCATGAAAGCTGAAAGTTTAAGTGCCGTTTATGAACACCCTTCTGAGCTCTTGTCCGAGTGCTTGCGCGGTGTCATCACAGCCCCGGAAGGTAAGCGCCTATGCGTGGCAGACTACTCGAACGTTGAAGGCCGTGTACTCGCATTCCTTGCGGGGGAAAAGTGGAAACTTCAGGCGTTCAGAGACTTTGATGCAGGCCATGGTCACGACTTGTATAAGCTCACCTACGGCAGGACCTTTGGCGTTGACCCGGATAAAGTTACCAAGCCTCTGCGTCAGATTGGAAAAGTCGAAGAGCTGGCATTGGGTTACGGCGGAGGTGCAGGAGCTTTCGCTCAGTTCGCCAATAACTTTGGCATTAACTTCGACAGTATGAGCAAGCTTGTCAAAGAGACGGCTGACCCTGATGTTTATGAAGCTGCTTTCGAGATGTGGGACTGGGCGGTTGAGAACAAAAGAACCGCCAACCTGCCCCATGACGTTTGGGTTGCATGCGACACAGTGAAACGCTCCTGGCGGAATGCCAACCAAAATATTGTTGACTTCTGGGGAACGTGTGAGAGTGCTGTTCGTTCGGCCATCGCCTGCCCGGGCAAGCGTTTTGAAGTTCGTCGCGGGGTCTTTGCTTACCGCCACAAGAACTGGCTACTCCTTCGCCTTCCCTCCGGTCGTTATCTCGTTTACCCGTCGCCGAGAGCCAATGAAGGAGGTGACATCACCTACATGGGTATCGATCAAAAGACACGGAAATTCACTCGTCTCAAAACATGGGGCGGAAAATTGGTTGAGAACCTCACCCAAGCAGCCGCCTGCGACCTTCTTTTCTCAGCCGGAGACAGACTTGAAAACGCGGGATACGAGATCGTTCTATCTGTACACGACGAGTACATATGCGAAATACCCGATGACGAAACGAGAAATCATCGACAGATGGAGGAGCTCATGTCTGCACTGCCGGATTGGGCCGAAGGACTCCCCCTCGTGGCAGCAGGGTTTGAATCTTATAGATATCGGAAGGAGTGAGTTATGGACAAGGTTTTCTATTTTTCATTCGGTGCGGCAGTCGGCGCCTCCCTCATGTGGCTGGTCTGTCTGCTCTGCTGGTAATAAGGAGAAGTAAATGTCATCAGGATTTTTGGCTAAGCAACTCTTTGGCACGTTGAGCATCCAGATAGGGCTTCACCCAAATTTCAACGAGTTGATTTATCAACCTGGAAAGAATCTGAGCCATTTCAAGGTTATCCGAGCCTTCCATGTTAATAACACCCGGATGCGCATATTCATTACCGATCACCCTACAGACATGAAGAAGTTCTTTGATGTGGGCGCTAGCACCAAGAGATTCAATGCGATCAATAAGACGAGCCTTTTCTTTAAAACCTTCCGGACTTTCAAGTCTCCCTGCGTAATTAACAAGGAGCTCCAAAGAAATTCTGAGCAGCGCGCAGGCTGCGCGCGGAGAAAGGTTAATGATGCTTTGGGCTTCTTTAAAGATTTCTTTCGCGTCCTGAGGCATTTCTTCTACAGGGAGAATTCCTTTTGGAGTAGGCCATACGATCTCGTTTTTAATCCAAAGAACCGGACGGGCACAACCAAGGCATTTAGTTACGCAAAGGAAGTCCTCCTTGTAGCAACTAGCAACGTCTTCAAGTTTTACAGGCTTAAGGTCGTAGGTAGGGCGAAATTCAACGTAGCTCTTCACATCAAAAGGCCCAAACTCCCCTTCAATTACAGGATGGATTTCACTAGCAGTTTTTGCTCCGCAATGCGGACAGACATATGAAGAAGGAAGACACATGGAAAACTCCAAAAAGGATTTATTTGAGATTTTAAAGGCAAGATCTTCAAACGTTTCATCATTTTTTAACGCCGTCCAGCTGGCAGAAAGAGATCTAAGCGAAATTAAAAATCTTGCAATCAAAAGAGGTTCCGGAGAATTAGTTGACGTTAGAGCTTTGGTCGCAAAAGTTATAGCAGCCAAGAAACATTTGGACGAAGCACTCGTTTTTTGTGTGGAGTCTCAGCTGGAGAAAAACAAATGAATAAAGACAAACTGAAAGAAGCTTTAGTTATCGGAGTAAGTGCAGCAGTGCACCTGAAAAAAGACAAGCGTTTTGTCGATGTTAAGCCTCTCGTTCCCGTCGTCGACGGACTACTGGCTAATGCTGATCCGAAGTTCATAACGATTACCGCAGTCGGGGAAAGCAACGAGCCCTACTTGGTTGTTTTCACAAAGGAAATGGCAAAGGAAACAGCGGACCGCTTCTATGAATTTATCAAACGCCTTGAAGGCGAGGAGAAAACAAATGGATAAAGAAACATTGCAGGAATGGATCGGAGGATTCGCTTTCCTACAGGAAATCATTGGCCGAAAGGAGTACGAACTTGAAATAGCGGATTTTCCTGACCTCGACGGAAAAGAGTACGAGGTATGTGAAGCCGTTCATGACGCTCTCGGAACCGCTCGTGAAGCTCTTTCCCGCGCGTCTCGCAAGATTGACGCATATCTGAAGGAGAACAAATGACCTCTGAAAAGACCGAAGCAAGGGAAGGCTATGAAGCCGGTTATGAGGCTGGCGTCAAAGCCGCTAAAGAATCTGCTTACGCCCGCGGTTACCAAGCCGGATACAACGACGTTATCCAGCGAGAAATAGAAAACTCTCAGAAGTATTTCAAGCGGTACGTATTGGAGGAGAACAAATGACGCCGGCAGAAATCATTAAAGATCAGCTCCCAAAACGAGTTGCAGAACTGAAAGCCCTGGGCTACTGCGTTGAGGCTTTCGAGAAAACAGGTCAGATAAACGTCTACCTAAGCGGACAAGTCTTCACCTACTACGTCACGACCGGAAAAATCGTCAAACGCCAGAGCCGAGGATTTACCGCTTTCTTGAAACTTTTAAAGGAGCACAAATGAATCTTGAAAAGCTGAAAAAAGCTGAAATCGTATACGGCGAAAAGCTTGACCACCCCGACGATACCTACGGCGACGGACACATCGGTTCTGAAATCTCCGTAACTGTCGAAGGCTATGGGTTTACGGCAACCGTTTCAGCGGCAGACGCAGAGTACCTCGCTCGCGCAGGTCGTGTCGTTTCGGCACTGATGGATACAGACGTCTCGGTGGAAAAGGAACCTACTAACAGGCGAAGAAAATGATTAAGTTAATCCAAATAAGAAACTGTGTTATCAACATGGAACACGTCGTTTTCATTGAGTACGACAAGGACGGCAAGTCCGTAACCGTTGGGACTATCGATGATACTCACAAGATTGACGATGTTTCTCTTTCTGATTGGCAGGTTGCCGTCAATGCTTTGAGTCGCATGATGAGAGTTTCACGATGAGGGTTTCGTATGACAACGCCTGAAGGACAAAACACGCTCTTCAAGAAGCTCCACATCACCGCCTACAAGCTATCGTTTGAAGGAACAATCGGCGCACCTGATTGGCTTCTCATGCGTGACGGCAAGCACATTCTCATTGAACTCAAAGCTCCGAAGCGCGGCAAGCTCTCGCCTCCACAGCAGCGCATGATTGATCTCCTTTCAGAAGAAGGCGGTTTTGAAGTCTTTGTCTGCAACAACGAAGAGTCGATCCGCACTGCCATCTGCTGGGGACTTTTCGGCGGTATGGATGTGACGAGGGATTTATGAAATATACTCCACGCTCGTATCAGGAAAAGATCATCCGGCACATCATGAGCCGAAAACGCTGTGCCGTTTACGCAGGCATGGGGCTCGGCAAAACGTCTGCCACCCTGGAAGCCATCCGTCGAATCAGACTTAAGCACCCGAAGCTCAAGACACTCATTATTGCTCCCTTGCGGGTGGCTCAAAGTACATGGCCGGATGAACTCAAAAAGTGGACTGATTTCAAAGGCCTCCGAGTATCGGTTGTTTGCGGCAACCAGCGTCAGCGAGTACAGGCGTACGAGATGTCGGCAGACATCTATACGATCAATTATGAAAATATTCCCTGGCTCGTCAACTATTGCGGTGATAAGTGGAAATTTGATCTGATCGTTGTGGATGAGGCCACGCGCCTCAAAGGTTTCCGCTCTCGTCAGGGCACGCAAAGAGCAAAGATTCTCGCTTCTGTTGCCTATCGCTCTCAAGGTTTCATTGAACTTACGGGAACTCCGGCGCCTAACGGTCTGCTCGACTTGTGGGGCCAGCTGTGGTTTATCGACAAAGGCAAAAGACTCGGCAAGTCATTCTCGGCCTTCCAAAAGAAATATTTCTATCCGATCGCGCATGGAGGAGCCGCTCAGCGCTGGTGCGAGTGGAGGCCCTTTGAAGGATCAGACCAAAAGATCAGAGCCCTTCTCTCTGACGTTGCGATAACCGTAAACCCTGAGGACTATTTCGATGTGGCGAAGAATATTTTTAATGACATTGTGGTTGAACTGCCTAAGAACGTCATGCGTCAGTACAGGAAATTCGCTCGTGAGCTCTATCTTGAACTTGCAAGCGGAGAAGAAATTACGGCCGCAAACGCTGCGGTCAAAACTAATCGCCTGCTGCAAATGGCAAGCGGTGCGGTCTACACTGAAAACGGCGAAGGGTACAACATCATCCACACTGCAAAGATCGAAGCTTTGGGGTCTGTTATTGAAGAAGCTAATGGTGCGCCGGTGCTGTGCGCCTACAGTTATCGACATGAGGTGGAACGTATCCGTCAGGCTTTCCCTTTCGCCCGAGTGCTCGACAAAGACCCTCAGACGATCCGAGACTGGAACGAAGGGAAAATTCCTCTGCTCTTGGCGCACCCTGCTTCCTGCGGACACGGCCTCAACCTTCAGGACGGAGGAAACATCCTTGTATTTTTCTCCTGCACCTGGTCGCTTGAACTACACGATCAGATCATCGAACGTATCGGTGCAGTCCGCCAGGCTCAGGCAGGCCACGACCGCCCGACCTTCGTTCATTACCTTATAGCCAAAGGAACACTCGACGAAGCAGTTAAAGAACGGCTTGCTACCAAACGAGATGTGTTAGATGTACTTCTGGATAGGAAGCAGGAAATCTTAGGGGACGATGATGACGATTGAGCAGCAAGTGCGAATACTCGCTACAGCCGGGAAAACTCCGTACGAAATCGAGGAAGAGTTAGGGTTAGCGCATTACACAATCCATCTCTCCTACCACCATGCACTAATGGTTGGGTACGAAAGAAGATACTCCGGTCTCAGCTCTGACAATAAGGATTATCAAAAGGACTATTACGCGAGAAACCGCGAGTGGATCGCCTTCAAGAAAAAAGAACGGCGGGCAAAGGAGCAAGAAAATGGCCAAGAACAAAAAGCCGCGTAAGTCATACAAAGCAAGACCCATCCATTGCTCCGGATGCTTTTACCCGAGAGAATGGATCAACGAGATTAAAGACATCATTAACAAAATCGGTCTTGTAGCAGAGATCGTTCTCCCTCGAGGTACGGCAACGGACGACCAGATGCATCAGCTCCAGGATCTGTTGAACTGGGGCGGCATGCTGATGTTTGACCGGAAGTTCAAAGGCCAGGAGGCAGCGGTCGCTGAGTTTCGCGAGCGTCATTACAAGGCCCTTCATGCTCAGGCAAACATCGTACAAAGAAAACGCAGCGGAGTAACGGCACATTACGTTGCCCGAGCTGGAGAACTTAAGGACCTCCAGGGTGTATGTGCGGAGATTGTTGAGATGCTCAAAGAGGCGCTCGAGCTTGCACCTCAAAGAACGGTCCGGGAGTTCCTGGCAGCAGTTCAGATCGTGGACGAACAGCACGCTAAAAGTACAGAGCACGGCGTTAAAGAGATCGCCTCTTCAGCAAGAGCCGTGCTTAATCAGCGCCACTTTAGGAGGCCAGCCAATGGCACTCGCGAAACGCAGAAAACCAATAGAGACGTTGCCTGATTGGTGTCTAAGAAGGAAGGACCTTTCTTATTCTGCACGGGTTCTGCTCTACTTCTTTCTCTACAACGTCAACCTTCGAGGCAGAGTGACATTGACCCGTTTGCAGGAGGTCTCAGGTCTGGCCTACGAGACGCTGAGAAGAGCTCTTAAGGCTTTGAAGCTACAAGGCATCATCTATCAGGAACTCATGGGCCCTACTCGTTACGACGGGTATGCCTACTCTTTAAGCATCAAGCGCCTGAAGGAGCTAGGCGCACCCAACGTGGAAGAGTTTTTCAGAGGTTATAAGAATGAAAGATAAATTGACATTGATTGCAGACCATTACGGTCTGGGAACTCAGCTTTTAAAGCTGGCAGAAGAGTGCTCGGAATACAGTGCGGCTTCTGCCAAGTGGAACGTATACAACCGACTGCTAAGCAAGACAGGCCGCAACCGCTTCAAAGAAAAGAGAGATTCCGCGGCAGTTGACTGCATGAAGGAGCTTGCCGATGTGCTGGTTCTTGCCAGACAAGTCGAGTACCTGATGGAAAGCGACCCTGAGTTTAAGACCGAAGTTGAGAAACTCATGGATGCAAAGTGTGACCGCCAGATCTCCAGAATCGAGGAGGAACTTCAGAGCACCCAGACCGATAAGCTCGATCTGAAGGACACCATCGACTTCATGCTCTCCGGAAGTGTTGAGGAGCGGATGATTGCCGAGTATCAGCAGCTGGCAATCAGAAAGAACAAACTCGGTAACTTCTTGTGGGCAATCAAGCAAGGCAAGACCGCACCCATTGATCCTGAGATTCACAAAAATTTATGGCAGCAATTCAAGACTATGACCAGATACAAGAAACTTTTGGAAGAAAAGGCTCGTCTTATGAAAATGGATTTGAAGGAGATTTGCCATGTCTGATCTTGTCAACCATCCTGCACATTATGAAGAGCAGTCCATTCGCTTAGAGCCGATCGATTTCTGCGAGCGTCTGCCCTTTTGCCTCGGAAACACCATTAAATATTGCTTTAGGGCAGGACACAAGGAGGGCGCCTCGGAGGTACAGGACCTTAAAAAAGCTTTGTGGTACCTGAAAAGGCAGTCGGAAAGCCACTTCTCCTTGCGTTTGTCGGACTCAGAAAGACATGAGCTTTCATACTGGTACGCCTGCTTCCTAAAAGATAAAGGGGTGCTCGGAGCGACGGTCAAAAAGTATTACGAGACTCCCGTCAGATATAACTTTAGCTTTTGGACCGCGCTACAAGAGTGCATCGAGAACCGCATTAAAGTACTGATCGCTTTGGAAGAGGTCAGAAGAAGTAGCCCTGTGGAGGATAAAAAATGAGTAAACAGATTCTCGACAAAAGTGATGTAGCCGCTCGCACGGGACGGCATGTTAAAACCATCGAGCGTTGGATCCGTGAAGGCTTCTTCCCCGGCGGCCACTATATGAAAGGCCGCCAAGTATGGACGGAAAAAGAATTTTCAGACTGGTTCGCTAAGCTGCCCATGCGGCTGCAGAGCAAGAACAGCGTCAGCCCAGGCCTGCATGACAGGACGGCGTAATTCCAACAGGTCGCTTCTTTGATAAGCTTGAACGACAGCGTTGCCGGCAGAGTGCATTAAACACTTCTCCGCAACGCTGTCGTTTATTTCATTCTCAGCCGCCCAATCTCGGAAAGTCGAGCGAAACCCATGCATCGTGGCATTTGTCCCGGTCATGCGTTTAAACATCGTAGTAAGTGAATACTTGCTACCCTCCTCGCCATTGATAGCAAACACAAACTCACTTGTGCGCTCGATAGATTTCAGCACTTCCAGGGCTTGGCGACTCAGCGGAACTCGGTGTGGATGGGGCTTGCCATCTTTACGTCTCTCCGGCGGGATGCTCCAAATATTATTTTCAAAGTCAAACTCCGACCATTTAGCCCCGCTTGTCTCTCCTACTCTGCAAGCCGTTAAAATCGTAAATACAATGATTTGACGGGTTCTATTATTCGTTGGCAGGAAGAGGCCGATCTTTTCCTGTAATTCCTCAAAGGGCATGGAGGTGTAGTGCCGAACCGTCCTAACCTTAGATGGAGGAGGTAAGTACTGGTCAAGGTTTCCCTTCCACAGGGCGCAGTTAAATTCCAAGTACCCGTCGTTTACAGCATAGGCAAGAATGTTTTCTAACCGAGTCCGGATCTTCTGAGCTGTCTCGTTCTTGACTATCCATATCGGCTGAAGGACGGCCAAGACGTCCGTACGTTTGATCTCGTCTATTCTTTTGTTCCCGATAACTGGATAGACGTAGGTATCGAAGTACTTCACCATATTGGTGTAGGTCTTCTCGTTGCGCCAGCACTTCACATCTTTGATCTTTTCCAATGTTTGATCGGCGAAGCGCTTAAAGAGCGGCGTATCGTCTTTCAGATACTCCTCCTCTAATTTCTCTTTCTTTGTCTTCAACAAAGACTCGCCCGCTGCCAATTTACCTAGGAACTCTTTGGCAGTATTCTTGGCTTGAGTAAGATCAACCTTGCTCACCGGACCAATGGCCTTGTCATAGCGCTTGCCGTTTAACATGTAGCGAAACACGAAGCGCCGGGTATTGTCCCGAACGATATAGACTAAGTTCGGCGCGACCGTATAGAAGCCTTCCGGCAGAGTTAGATAATTCTTCAGCGTGACCTTTGTTTTCATCACAATAAACACTTCAAAAACACCACAGTAAGCATAGCAAAATTAATCTTCTTCTGTTCCTTAATGCTCCCAATCGGAAAATTTTTCCAATTTAAAATTGTTATTTTGTGTTTGTTTTTAAATGATTTTTATAAACAATGTTCCAGATTGCTCCACTTGTGAACCCCCTGCAATCTTTACAAGGCTAGAAGATTGCCTGGCGCGCCACCAAAGTTAAGAGAATATTTCTTGGAAAATCTCGCTTAGGCGGGATTTTTTTCATTTCAGCACCGTGCGCTTTTCTGAAATATTGCAGAAGTTAGGGTATCTAGCAGAGGCCGGCCTCTGAACTTAAGG